TGGACAAAAAATCACAGTAAAAACTGGTACTACTAGCGTTATATCTCCTGAATTGCTACAAGATTGTAAAGTATGGGCTACACTTACTACAGGAGATAATAAAACTTATATTGGTTCAACATATACTCATAATTAATATTTAATAATATAATATATTATAATATGAAAACATTAATTCTTAAATTAAATAATCAAAGTAATTCTAAAAATTACGATACAAATGGTTCAACAATAGGTGGATCAAATATAATGAATTTTACGTTAGTAACTGAAGAAGACGGTAATACTGTTGGTAGTGCTAATTTTAATTTTAATATAAATTGTTATAATAATTTAGATGAAGAATTAAAAACAGCTCTTGAAACATTAAATAACAAAATACAAGATGCAATTGATGCATTTAATTTATCTCTTACTGGATCAGTAAGACCCTTATTAGAAGTATAATATGACACGTAATGAATTAATTAATGAAGTAAAGAAAAACTTCGAACTTAGTGAATTAGTATGTCCTCATGTACTTAATCAATATGGTGATAAAGCTTGGTAGTTCTTATCTACCGAGCTTTTAAGTACCATAAATGTATTAAGAAATAAAGTAATTAATAAACCAATGATTATTAATAATGGTACTACTTTTACTTAGAGAGGACTTCGTTGTAATGTATGTGAATTAGTAAAAGGTAAAACTAAACCTTATATGAGTGCACACACACTAGGAAAAGCTGTGGACTTTCATGTAAACGACATGTCTGCAGAAGAAGTAAGACAACTGATTAAAAAGAATATTAACGAATTTGAATATCCTATTAGATTAGAAGAGGCCGTTAATTGGTGCCACGTGGACACGTATACATTAGATTGCAATGAAAAATTAGTAACATTTACAGCATAATCATTTTAAGACGTTTTAAGACATTTTAAAAAGAGCCATGATGGAATTACTATAATTTACAAATAAGTTGTTCTAAAGGCTTTAAAATCGTTTACAGATATAATATAAATTAATATTGTTATGGAAAATAAAGAAACAGAAAAAAGAGATATTACATTAGCTATTGGTGAAGCAATCGGTCTTAATGATATTTTAAATAAGGCTAAGTTTACAGATGTATCTAATGATGCAATGGGTGCTATACTCGAATTCAAGTTTGCTTTGTCTAAGATTAATAAAGATAAAGATGAATTCATTAAAGAAAGTGCAGAAAGCATTAAAGATGACAACTTTAAAGAATTGCAAGAGAAACAAAATAAGACTAAGGAAGAAGAAAAACAGTTTGAAGAAGTAATGAATGATTTGAATAAGAAACTGAATGAAATCGTTAATAAGTATTTCTTCAATGAAACAACTATTTCTATTACTCCTATCGATAAAGATGAATTCTTTAAGTTCTGTAAGATGAATGAATTTAAAGCTATCACTATAGAATTCTTATATGATAAAATTGTTAAATAATTATGATTAAATCAATTTTTGCTAGACCTGTGTTTATAAATCCACAGGCTTATTTGGTTATACCATAGTTAGCTAATCTATCGATGTTAGAACCAATAGATTTCACAAGTACTAATACTTATTCTTTTGAATCATTAGGTAAAGTTGAATCTAAGATTATTTCAGCTAAAGATGAATATATTTTACATATAGATTTATATGAATTATATGGTTCTTGTGTATTGGGAGAATTCTACATAAGTCCAGCAACTATTGGTTCAATAGATGACTTTACAATAACTACAAATGGTTATATCACTACAATAGAAGTTGGTGGTGGAGATAGTGGTAATATTGTATATCCTGGACTAATTGCTGCATGGTCAGCTAAAGGTAAGACCAACGATGATGAAGATAGAGCAATACTGAAAGACCTTACAGGTAATGGACATGATATTACTCTTAATGGATTTTCTTTCTCTGAAATGAGTGGGTATGGTGGATATCAATATAACTGATTAACAGATTTGGTTATACATGTTCCTAAGGATATTCTTAATATTACTCATAATAAATTAAAATTAACAAAATCCACACGTGGATGGGGATATGTTGCATCTTTAAAAATAGCTTCATATAAAAATAAATCTTTTAAACTAAACGTACATTATGAGACAAAAACGGATTTAATAATATTACAAAATAGTGAAGCAAGTGTACAATTAAACGAAGGGATTAATATTATTCCTATAATAGATATCACGCATAATATTAATTTTAGCATATTGTATGGAACTACTGCGGAAATTGAACTTCTTCCCGAATACCCCGATGCTCTTGTATTTGATGGAGTAGATGATTATGGTATTAATGAGAATGTGCCGATTTTGACGGATTTTACAGTTATTGCTAAAAGAAAATTTATAAATAACGGAAAAGGGGCTTTGTTAAGTAAAGCTAACGATACTAAAAGTGCATTTGTGTTTGAGGGTGGAGATTTGTTTCAAACAAAAATATGGTCATTTGGTGGTGATAATAATATAGATGTAATATCTGATGATATCTCTTATATGACTACACTTTCATATAACGGAATATCGTTATATAAAGGTACTATTACAGACACAAATAAAATTTTCTTAGGTAGGTATAGATATTGGCAAGGAGCTTTCTACTCTGCCTATCTCTTCGACAGATCATTAGACGAACAAGAGATAAAAGAATTTATCAGAAAGTACATAGATCCAGAATACCTGTTACCTAGTGAACAAACAACTGAATAATTATGAAATATATTGTATTACCAATTTTAGACGCTAAACAAATCTTCACAGAAGAAGAACTTAGCCCAATGAGAAAGTCTACTGATGAAACAGAAATTATTGTTCATGAATAGATTCTTCTAAGTAAAAGAGAAGCTATGGGAATGAGTATTCTTCCCAGTGAAGAGACTGGACAGATTGAATGGACTTATCCTGTGTACGAATATAATACAGAAACATTTAATAATCTGTTAAATAGTGAAGAATGGGCAAGTAATGAAAATATTTAAAAATAAATTATATCTATGGTAAAGTTTATAGAAAGTAAAACACAACCAGATCCAGTAACATGTAAATACTGGGTTGATCTATTTGAGAATCCGTATGGTGGTTCAATCAAATATTTTAATGGTGAAAGTTGGGTAAAAATTAGTGACGAATCAGCAGATCTTAGTAGTATTAAGAATCAGCTTTCTAATAAAGTAGACAAAGTAAGTGGTAAAGGTTTGTCAACTAATGATTATACAACTGAAGAAAAACAAAAATTGGCTGGTATCGCAGCACAAGCAAATAAGACTACAGTAGAAAATGTATTGACTTCTACTAGTACAACTAACGCATTATCAGCTGCTCAAGGTAAAGCTCTTAAGGATGCTTTGAATGCTTTGACAGCTAGAGTTACAGCGTTAGAAACACCTGCTGCATAACAGCTATTATGCATAATTATGTTGCTTTTTATAATAGTAATATAATCCAAGAGATACGTTTATATTTTTAGTAACAACGATAATATCAGTGATGCTAGGATATAAATTATATACCTAGCATTTAACATTTTTAATACAGACATCAACGTGGTAGAAATAATAGGAAATATAATGAACTTGTTTAGGAAATTGTTTACTAATGCACACTAGTAGATACTTAGTGCGTTAGCAGCATTCATGTCTTTACTCGTTCCAGCTATACCAATTATTATAACTGCTTTTGTATTTATATTAGCAGATGCTTTTTATGGTTATCGTGTATCTGAGAAATACGGATATAAGATGGAATCTAAAAAGCTTTGGACTACAATTCACAAATTAGTTGAAGCCGGAACTGTAATAATCTTAGCATTATTACTTGATAAATATCTACTAATGACTTATGAATAGCTATCTGCTGTTAAAGTTGCAGCAGGTGTTGTTTGTACAGCAGAAACCATATCATTATTAGAATCGTTTAGAGCTTTACATCCGAATGCATTAATGTCAAAAATATTAGCAAAGATTATTAAATCAAAAGCAGAAAAATACTTAGATGTCGATTTATCAGATATTATCGATTTAAATGAATTAACAAATGATTGCGATAATAACAGTACTAAAAAATAGTCTGTTTAATATTATCAGTTTGGTTAAAACGAATTTCAGTACAATAGCAGTGATTATCATAGGTATACTCACTGCTTTTTTGTTTATATAGAATAACAAGTTAACCAAGTATAGTTAGGATATTGACAGACTTAATAATAACATATTATACTATCAAGAACAGATGGATAGTACAATTAACAATAATAGGACATTACAATTGACGATTGAAGATTTTAAGCATTCTAATGATAGTATAATTAATAAATTAGATTAGGTTAGAAAAGATTTAAAAATCAAGGACAAAGAATTAATTCAAGCACAAACACAACAGTAGGAAATAAAATTGGATACTACTGTGGTTGTCCAAGAGGATAACTTTACTAAAGAGATCAAACCTAATAATTTAACATCGTTGTTAATCATTAAAAAAGATTCATTCTTAACTGCGAAGCTAGATATTAAAAATGAATAGTTTCTTTATCTAGCGTCTAAACGTGAATACAAAAGACAGTATAAAAATTTCTTTCGCAGGCTTTGTCACTTTGATTTTAAAAAGAGAACAGTTTATAAATATGAAATACACAATACAAATGATTTAATAGAAGTTACAAATACCAGATTAATACAGATATCCGAATAAAATCAATTTGTAATAAAATAATCAATATTATGTATAAAATGAAGATTAAACGTCATGAAGCAATGTACGGTCCTCATTTCAATGAAATCATGGCTATGAAAGCTGTATCTCATATGGAAAATGAAGATGGTACTGAAGGTGCTCATTGGGACATAAATCAAACTACTGCTGTAGCACAACAGTTTAATTATGTTAGACGATAGAATTTTTGTAGATCGCGGTATCGATACAGGTACTGCTGCTTTACTTATGAATAACGGTGGTTTCGGCGCAAACAACTGGAGCAACAACCCATTTTTGTACCTCATTTTCTTAATGATGTTTGGTAGAAATGGTTTCTGGGGTAACAACTGTGGTGAAGGATGTAACAATCCTCAGATCGCTGCTTTGTCTGCTCAGATGAGTGATAATCAAAATGCTAATCTTGTTATGGATGGTATTAAAGGTAATGCTGCTGCTATTAGCACTTTGGCTTCTAATTTGAACTGCGACTTCAATACATTGAATAGTTGTTGCTGCGATCTTAGAAATGCAATTACTAATGTAGCTGGTCAAATGGGTTTCAGTGCAGAAAGAGTTATCAATGCTGTTAACATGGGTGATTGCGGTGTTATTTCAGCAATTAAAGATTGCTGCTGCAATACTCAACAGAGTATCTTGAAGATGGGTTATGAACAGCAATTAGCTACTTGTAATCAAACAAATGCTTTAACTTCAGAAATGACTAGAGGATTTAGCGGTTTGAACTATGCAATTTCTAACGGATTTGCAAGTACAGGTTATGCTAACGCTCAACAGACTTGTGAATTGTTAAATGCAGGTAACGCTAATACTCAACGTATTATCGATACTTTGAACAATCACTGGAATGCTGATCTGCAACAGAGATATAACGATGCTCGTCTTGAACTTTCTCAGAAAGCTCAGAACGAATATCTTATTTCTCAGCTTAAGACGACTGCTGCTGCATAATAATAAAGGGGGATTAAAACTCCCCCTTTTTTAATAAACTACTTACTATGGAATTTAAAGATTTAAAAATAGGTGATACAGTATACATATTGGAAAGTATTGGTACGTTTAGAAAAATAACAACATATAATATTGGTCAAGTTGTTAATGTTACTTAGCCTTACGATGATAATGCTCTAGGTAATCAATACTTACAATAGATGTTAAAAAAGAAATTGGTTGATATAACCATTAGTTGTGAAGGGATATAGAAGAAATTAACTGTTAGTGCTGATAAATCTACGATTACAGATAATGCAATAGGACTAACGGTATCTACAAATAAACAAGAACTGATAACTTTAGTTGAATCACAATATAAAGAATGTTAGGCAAAAATATTATCTATAGAATTATATAAGAATGAAGCTGAGAAATGCAAACGTATTTTATCGCAATTGCAAGAAGAACCTAACAAAGAACATCCTGTTCAAGAATCAACATAGTCTGTCAGTTTAATAAAGGTTAGCTAAGGCTAACCTTTTTTTATGTCCTGTCGTAAAGTATTATAAAAAGAGCTATTGTTTAAATCTACGAATGTGTTAAGAATATATTAAAAATGTAAAGATACATTAATTTTACGTTTTAAAACATTATAACTATTAAAATATTTTAATATGACACTAAATCAACTTTGCGATGATATTCTATTAGAAGCACGTAATAGTAATATTGGAGAAAGTGAAAAGTTAAGTAAAAGATAGATAGAACTTTGGATTAAGACATATCGAGCTTTATTAATAAAGTAGGATATAGATAAAAATCATACTATCAATCCTTTATACACTTAGACAATATCAATGCATGTTTCTAAAGTAGAAGAAGAAAAAGAACACTATGAATATGTTGGGGATAAAGATCTACCAACATTAATAGACTTTAATTATAAACCAGGTGTTATTAGTGTTAAAGATTCATTCGGAAACATTATACAACTTGGTTCTGAGACTAAGATGAAATTACAACGATACAGAAAGTATACGTGTAAAGAGTATATTGCTTATGTCAAAGGTAATAAGATATATGTTGAAAGTTCTAATCCGATATTAGAATTTATTGATGTAGAAGTTATAGCAGAAGATCCAACAGAATTGAAAGAATGTTATGATCCTGATAAAGATGAATATCCAATACCGGGTGCAATGTGGGCTACTATTAAACAATTAATATTTACCAGAGATATACCTACTATGTTATAGTCTGTATCTGATACTACGAACAATAGTTCTGATGATACTCAAAATAGATATAAGCAATGAATTAGAAGATAAAAACAGCTGATAAAACATCATCATATACAATACCTTCGTTTTACAATTATTATTTAGATAATATCGAACCAGATACAATATATGACATACCTTATTCACAATATAGACAGATTGTTACAGATTTCTTTAAGTATTTGAGAGATCAATTGATAGAAGAAAGTAAATGTGTCAAATTACCTAACAGAATGGGTAATATTCAAATTGTTAAACATAGACCAAAATATTACGATAAACGAAGTTTACGTATAGATTATCAAGCTACAAAACAATACGATAAATTAATATTCCTTACTAATGAACATTCTGATTTTTATAAATACAGATGTTATTATAATAAATCTGATGTACTAGTAAAGAATAAAAGTAAATATCAATTGATTTTAACAAGAGCCAATAAAAGAAGATTGGCTTAGTGTATTAAATAGAAATTACAAGATTATTAGGAATTATGATAACAAAATTAAGTTCTTCAAAAGAAGTTCTTGCAAAAATTATATCAGATTATAATCTGCAAGAAAACGATATCCGTATTGCGGATATAAAAAATTGGATTGCTGAAGGTATGGAGAACATTGGTTCTGTTAACAATCTTAATCACATTGTGGTAGTTTTACCAATAAAAGATTATCAATGCAAATTACCTTGTGATTTATAGCAATTATCATATGTAGCTTATTCTAACAATCCTAATAATGGATGGGTACCTATTAAGAAAGCTACAGGTGTATTTAGCGTTTACGATAAGAAATGCTGTGATTCTGATTGTAACATGTTAATTTAGAATGATGCTCTTATACCATTAGTAAAGAATATGTTTAATATTGTTGATGATAAAGAAGCATTAGATAAATTAAAAGCAGATCCAAATATACGTAAAACATTAAGCGCTTTAATAAATCAGTATACTGTATGTGATGCTAATCATATACCAAATAAATGTAATTTGATTCAATATGATGTAAAGCCTGGTTATATATTTACAAATGTAAGAGACGGGTTTTTAAAAATATCATATTACGCAATATATACTGATGAAGAAGGTATGCCTATGATACCTGATATGCAATCTTATAAAGAGGCATTAACTTATTATGTTGGTACTAAATTATTATATCCTGATTGGATAGCCGGTAAAGTAAGCAATTATGTTTATGAGTCTATTAAGAATTCTTGGAATTTTTATAGAAATCAAGCATATGCTGAATCATTAATGCCAACACAAAATGAATTACACAATATTGGTCATACTTGGCTAACTCTCGTACCTAATGTAAACACATATGATACTTTTACTGGAGAATTAGGTGATGAACAATACATTTATAATTGGAATTAAAAATTAACGATATGGAAATAAGTTCTCAAATAAATACGTTTTCTAGTGGTATGGATACAGATACCGATGTTTCTTTAATGTAGGAAGGTACATATCGTTATGCAGAGAATATTAGAATATTGACAGATAAAGAAGGTACGTCTGGTGCAATACAAAATATTGAATACATACGTCAATATCTTAACAATATACCTTCAGATGAAACTATAATCGGTACTGCTGTAGGTAGATATTTTAAAAATGATGAATCTAAAGAATGTGGTATCGTACTTACTAAGAAAACAGTAGATGGTAAAATATATAATAAATTATATACTATTACTGACTTTGAATCAGTAAGTCCAACTATTACAGTTGTAGTAAAAGGTTATTTAAATATCTGGAAGAATGTAAGTATTGTTACTAACTATGAAGGTCCTACTATTAGTAAAGTATATATATCAGATGGAGAAAGTTGTTTAAAGATTATCAATATTCAAAAAGAATATCCTGAAATAACAGATGATACTTACTTTGATATTACACCTGGAGCAGTTCTAGCACCGTTTAGATTAAAAAGATTAGTTTTTGGATCTCTTCCTGCTGGAGCAATTCAATATTGTTATCAATTATTTAGTGTAAATGGTAGCGAAACATGTACTTCCTCATTAAGTAACAAGATAATAATTACTCCAGATTGTACAAGTACTAATACTTTCAATGGATATGCTACAGAAACAGTATCTGATAGAGGATGTGAATTATCGGCATCTGCTTTTAATGATGGTAGATACGATAGAATCCGTGTAATAAGTATTCAGTATCTTAGTAGTATTGATACTCCAAGAATATATATTATATCAGAATCTGATTTTACAAGTAATTCTAATGGAATGGTTAATTTCGAATATACTGATAACGGTAGTGGTTATATTAGAGAATTAACTATAGACGAATTTAACGACTTAGTTCCATATGAATTTAAAGCCACATCTATTGCTAAAAAAGATAATATGTTATTTGCATCTAATATTCAAGAAATCACTTGGGATGTTGATTTTGATGCAAGAGCATATAGAGCTAATCCTTCTGGACAAGTTAAACTTGAGTCTACTATGGGTAATGACATTACTGCAACAATGACATCTATTGTTGATGGTACTACGATTATTCCAGAAGATCACGATTGTATAAATCCGATGAACGGAGAATTGATATATCCTTCATCTAATTCTGAATATGGTTGGATTGTTTATGGTGGTACTAAAGTTAGAGGTGGTAAAGGACCAAATGTATCATATCGATTCATAACTACTGATTTTATAGAACAAGAAATACAAAGCGGAACGGGATTATATGGTGCTTTGGATATGCGTTCAACAAGAATGTCTTTATCAAACGGTGTGCCTTTGTATTATATAGAAGGAGATAAATATACTGATGATACTCGTTTTGGAACATCTTTAAATGTAGTTAGAAACTATTGTGATTCGTTCTTCAGTAGTAACTATTTAAGTTATCAAAGAGATGAAACATATAGATTCGGTATAATACTATATAATGAAAAGAATATACCTAGTCCTGTACATTGGATTGGTGATGTACGTTTTCCTGATTCAGATATTTGTAGACCTTTCTTACATAATACAAGAGATAGATTTGGTAATCAATTAACATACGAATTAATATCTAGACCGTTAGGTATTGTATTTACCGTTAATAATCTTCCTAAAGAAGTAGTAGCATATGAAATTGTAAGATGTAAGCGTAATTTCTCAGATAGAACAGTAGTTACACAAGGTGTGTTAAGTAAGACAGTTAATTACAGAGGAAATAAAGGATCTAATAGTTATGACTCTACAGTATCTTTGGGAGATATAGATAGAAGACCTTATCTTAGTCAAACATTTTCTAAATCACCTAAGAGAAGAACCTTAATGCTTGGAAGAGATTTTATTGATCCTGTAGATAATTCTGGTGTATTTGATTTTACTTCTGCAGATCAATGTTTTAACAAAACTCAAAATCTGATAGATAAAGGTATGTATTTAGCTCCTTTATATTTTGGTATTAGCCAAGTAGGTGATAACGGAGGTGGTGTATCTGTAGAAACATTAAAAGGATCTAGTATAACACAAACCCCTTCAGAAATAATAAAAAGTCTTTCTCATTATTCTACAGATGGCTATTTATGGGATAGTATCGATGCTGCTGTTGATTCAGATTAGTTGATTGCTGCATATTTGACAAAACCTTACTATTTTATAGATAGAGAAAACGGGAATGAATCATCTGATAATTCAAGATGTGCTAAACTTATTGAAGATTGTATTGTAGCTAGAAATATTCCTAATGCGATATCCGAAGGCATTAAAGATATAAAAGGAGCTTATTCAGATTATGTAGGTAATATGATTTATACTAATTACGGAGTATCTGTAAATAGTTATGGTCCTCATGGAATAACTACTGCAATATATTGTCCGTAGATGTATAATACTACAAATGGTGCTAATTACTCTGGATTAAGCGGATCTAAATTTTATGAATCTTCAGTATTGTATTGTAATGTAAAAAGAAATACTTCTCAATACGGAGGTAATAATTATGCCGCAAGAACCAATTCAATTTATGAAGTAAACTGTGCATATGTAAAAGGAGATTTAGATAATTATCAATAGGCAATATGCTTCGCTGGTGATACTTACTTGGGATTACTCGATTATGGTAACACAATGTTGTTTACAAAAAATGACGTAAATGCAAATAATGTGCTTAAATCACAAGTACAATCATATATTCCTTTGGAAAGTAGTGTAAACGTATATGCTAGATATGATCATCATTATGCACAAGATGCGTCAATTAAAGGAGCTAATATATTCTTTATGACAGAGCCAGGACAATTAAATGTAAATTACGTTCAATCTGATCCTGCCTATTCTTATAATTCAGCTTATTCTAATGTAAGCGGTAGTAAGAAATATATTAGTAAATCTTTATATTCTGTAGATAATGCATTAACTGAAAACAGAATCGTTAATTCTGATGTAAAAGCAAATAGTGAAATAATCGATTCTTGGTCTAAATTTAAATATGCTAATTACTTAGATGTTGATAGTCAATATGGTCCTATTACTAATTTAAAAGTTAATAATAATCAATTGATATTCTTCTAGGATAATGCTGTAGGTATTGCATCTGTAAATGAAAGATCTTTGATAACTGATGATAATTCTCAAGCATTAGTATTAGGTACAGGAAGTGTATTATCTAGAGCAGATTATATTACTGTAAATTATGGATGTAATATAAAAAATAGTAAGAGTATATCTACATCAAATAGTACTTTATATTGGTACGATTTAAATAAAAATGTTATATGTGCTTTAAATAATTCTTTTATAGAATTATCAAAAGTAAAAAAGGTATAGAACTATTTAAATCAATTACCTTCTCAATCTAAAGAAAACGTAGTATCATTTTATGATCCTAAATTTAATGAAGTTTGGTTTAGATTAAAAGACAAATCATTAATATTTAATGAACAAACTAATACGTTTACTTCTTTTTATACTCATAGTCCTAATTGGTATATGCCTTTCTCCGATAAGACTATTACTATTAAAGATAATAATATGTTTTATTTGCATAATATTTATGAAACCAATAGTGATGAAAAAGAAGAAAGAATATCAAAAATACAATTCGTTGTAAATAAAGATGCTAGTTTGACTAAAGTATTTGATAATGTATAGTTTGATGCAAAATTTATTGATGTTGAAAATGATAAACCACAAATAATAACAGGAGTTACATTTGATACTAAAACACAAACTACTAATTCAATAGATTATTAGAATATAGAAAATAGAGAAGATAATTATAGATTCTATATACCTAGAGAGAAACAAGAGGATTCTGAAGCTCAGCAAGTATTAACAAAATCATACGCTGGTAGATTGAGAGGAAAATATTTGATATGTAATTATACTTTCGATTGCAACAACGGTAGAGAGATGAAGATTCCGTTTATTAAAACAACTTATAGATATTCGATGATTTAATATGGCATGTAAAAGAATAAAAGCACGAAAGTATGCATTTGGTGCTGATGAAATAAGTGCAGGAGTTTAGGGTTTGACTGCTTTAAGCAATACAGCAAAAGGTATCACTGGTGGTGGTAACTCTACAGCTCAATCTGTTTTTACTGGTTTAAATGGTGTTGGTGATGCAGTATTTGCTGTTAATCCTATCGCAGGATTGGCTGTAAAAGGAGTTGGAGCTCTTGGATCTGCAATAACTAGTATGATTGGTACCAAAGGTTCTGTAGATGAAACTACAGGAGAAATAACATATGGTACTGGTATAAAAGGTAGACGTAATAGAAACAATCTAGAACAACGATCTGGTAGAATTAAAAATGGTATAACAGCTGCAAGAAACTCAGCTAATTACGCTGCAGATTGGTATATGGAAAATGGTTATAATGATTTTACTATGGCTGCAAATGGAGGTGTTATACCAACCACATTCGCTTACTTGGATGATGGTGAATTAGTTAGAACTCCAGATGGAGATATATCTGAAATACCCGAAAGAGGTAAACCAACAGATAGTAATTTAGTAAATGTTCCAGTAGGTTCATAGGTATTAAGTGATAAATTGAAAGTACCTGGAGAGAATAAAACATTTGCAGAGAAAGGTAAAGAAATAATGTCTTTAAAGAAAAGTAAAGGAAAGGATAGATTTGCTAAGAATAGTGATATGCTTAATGAAAGAAATGCTCAGCAAGCTTATGATGCTTTACTTGAAATGTAGGAAAATATGAAAAAGCGTAGAAGTATTAAGAAAAATAAAAATAATAGTTTTGTAGAAGGTACTGAAGAAATAATGCCAGAACCTATTGTTACTAGTGAATAGAGACAAGAAATGCCTTCATATTATGTTACAGTTAATCCTAATTATAATCCAAATATTGTTCATTCTAAAACAAGAGATTCTTGGTATAATTGGGATAACAACGGTGCTTATGAACAAGCAGCAAGATATGTAGGTAACTTCCTAGATAATGAAAGTAATTTACAGCAAGCTCAAAAAGTATTAGGAAATCTTCCACAGATTGTTAAAAATACAAGTAAAGGAATGTCTTTTAGAGATGCTGTAATCAAGAATATTCAAGATCATAATTATGGTCAAGTACATGATTACTTTAGTATAAAACCTTTTGCTAATAATACAGGTGATAATAGAGCAGGATCAAAACCAGTAGAACAAAGAAAAATATCATTTGCTACAAAAGCAGATACCATGAGTGGAGAATTACCTGTAATACCTCGTACAACTATTTCAAAAAGTAATAATAATTATAATTTGTTGACTGATCTTATAGGAGATGCAGCAGGCTTAATTGGTCCTTTATCTAATTTATCAGCTAGAGGAGAATCTGTTGTTCCTTATACCTATACTCCAAAGTATGGTCCTACAGAATATAATATTGAACCGTTGCTTCGAGAAATAAATAGAAGTAATGCGATGTCTCGATACAATATGGCTAATATTAATCCTAACACTGGAGCTAATATGGCATACGGTTTACAATCTGCAGTTAACAGAGATAGAGCAATTGCAAGTGCTTATGCTCAGAAGAATAATGCCGAAAATCAAATGACAATGCAAAATGCTAATATATATAATCAATGGGCTCAGTTCGATACTAATGCTAGACATACTGCTGCAGTTGAAAATGCTCAGAATCGTGCAGCCCTTGATAATACAAGACGTAGAGGTCTTTCTCAATTGGGTACAGCTCTACAAACAATGTCTAAAGATAAGCGTTAGACAGCTAGAGATAAGGCAGTATTGCAATTTATGAAACCTTTCTTAGGATATGGTGCAGAGACAAATGTTTTAAATGAAGTTTATAAAAAATTAGGAATATGGCAGTAAATCGATTTAGTACGCCTGTAGATAGTCAATATATTAGTCAATATGTTCCAATACCATTTCAAGAATTATACGCGATTGGTAAAGAATATAATACTTAGAGACAACAGGCTGAAAAACAATTATCAGATTATGTTTAGAAATGGAGTGAATTTGAATCACCATCTGCAGTTGATACACAAAGATGGTATGACATTACTATGAAACCTGCTATTAAAGTGGCAGAACAGTATGCTAGAAATCCAGAATTATTGAAAACTCCAGAAGGAAGAAGTAGCATTTATAATTTAATTAACAGTTTACCGTATGAAGAATTGAGCGCTTTAAAGAGTAGTAGAAATAATATGTTAAAGCGTCAAGAGATGAATATGAAATTAGCTGCAGAAGGTAAATATAATCCTTTATGGCATGATGTAGACTTTACGAATTATGATACTTTGTCTAGTTCTGGTATATTTAATGATTTGTCTCCATTAGCTTATAAATCAGAAGTAGATTTAGTTAAGCCTTATGTTGATAATTTGAAGGATGGTTATTTATATAGTCAAGGAGGATATGATTATTTCGGTGTATCACCTGATATTACAGATGAACAAGTACGTAATAATATATCTGCAATATATAATACTCCTGAAGCGCAAATGCATATAAAGGCTTTAATGAAACAAGGGTTTACAGAAGAAGAAGCAAATAGGCAATTTGTTAGATCTATATATCAAGCAGGTAGAGAATTTGCTAGAGTTAACAGAGAAGCTAATGCATTTTCTTTATTACAAGAAAAAGCAAATGCTAAAAATGCCAGTAAAACAGATCAAAAAAATAATTTATTATATTTTACTAATGAAATCGAAATAACAGGTTTAAAGAATTTTTTAGCATCTAAAGAAAATCAATTAACAAATACTAAAGAATATATTGATATTGTTAATAATCTTAGAAGTTCTGATCCTAAAGTAAAAGAACACGCTTTGCAACAAGCTAAAGATCTTTATACTAAGTCAGATCCTAGAAAATTATTTAGATTTATATTTGATGAATATGGAACTGTTGATGCTACTGGAAAAACAAAACTTAATCCAACACAACTTAAAAATGGAGTTAATGATATCTTGAACAGATATTCTATAAATGTTAACGGTGGAAAGAATCAAGAATTATTGCAAACTACTATTCCTAATTTATCATCCGAAGCTGTAGATACTCCTCTTGGAAAAAGAAAGATTATATCTGGAGCAGAAAATATGAATTTGATGTCTAGAGTTATTGCAGGAGTTGCTGGATTTGAACCAACACAAAGTAGAAGAAGTAAAGTATTACAAAGTATTAAATCTGGAGCTCTTAATAATATGATTCTATTATCATCTAATAGAATTGTTAGTATTCCTGGATTAAACACATTAGAAGTAAAAGTTGCAATATCTGATGCTGATGCAAAAAGATTAGGATTAACGGATAATGATCTTAAAGACGCAGATGCTACAGAAATTATTGTTCCTGGAAAAAATTCAAAATCTCAAACAGTTACTAAAACTGGTAGTTACGATCAAGATGAAGATGAATCGTCTTTTGATAAAACTAGTTCTAGTACAAATGTTTCATCTACTTCAGATAGTAAATATTGGCAACTAACTTTAAGTAATGAAATTCCAATGAGCGGTCTTGGTGCTAGACAATTAAATCAAGAAGCTTTAAAAAATGATATACGATCTATTGAATACACTGAAGAATTTCCTTCTGTTCAATCAGATGCATATAATAACGATTAATAATACATAGATATGGCAAAGAAAAATAATTAGAATCGCGTAAGCAGTAATGAAAATTTAAAGGATATGCTTAACAGTCTTAGACGTTAGGCATATTCCCCTGAAAGTAGCAATTATTCTGGTATTGTTACTGATTTGCCAACAGATATAGATGAAAATCCTATTGAAAATACTAATATTCCTGAAGAAAGTAAACAAGACAATCTTCAGGAATATGCAAGTAATGATATGCAATCTACTTCTGAAGAACCTGTATACGAAGTAGATGATACACAAGAGGATAATTATTCTGAAGAAAACGGGTTCATTACGAAGTTACGCAACGCATTAAATAATATTTATAATTCTCAAACAGAATACTGGAATAAATCTTCAGATGAAGTTATTAAAGAAGCTAAAAATCCAGTGAATAGTCCTTTTGTAGGTGTCAAAGATCAATTCAAGACTATATTAGATCCGACTTTTGCTACAATCGAAGGTTTTGTACAAGGATTTATTGATGCACCAGCAGGTAAAATGATGCTCAATAATAAAAAATTGAACGATCTTCATTTCCAAAAAGAATTTTTGGAGACAGAGCAAGATATGAAAGATCTTCAAATTAGATTAAATAAAGCTGTTCATGATGGAAATACTGAAGAAATAAAAGCGTTAACTGCTCCTTTTGAAGCTACAAGACAAGTATATATATCTATGCTTGACGATTATCGTAAAATGGCTGGTAGTAATGAATACTATGATAAGTATGGTAAACAAAAATCTAGATTAGAAAGATTGGATGCTATACGTAAAGGTATTAATGAACTAGAGCAAGATAATGCTGAAAATAGCGAAGATTTACAATCTGGTAGAGATTTAATGCATAAAGTAAATGATATTTATAAACCAAGTAAAGAATGGAAAGAGCTTGAAAGTAAAGATTGGTTGTATCAAATACCTAGAGGTATGGGTACATCTTTTACTTCTATTGGCGCTAATCTTTCAGCTTTTGCAACACAAGCTGCTGCGAATTATATGGCAAGTGCAGCAATTGCAAATACTGGTGGTGCTTATGGTAATTTAATTGCCGGCGGTGCTGCTATACTTGGTGCTGGAGTTACTACAGCAGCAAATATATATGCTAGAAATCAAGAATCTTTACAAGAAGTATCCAATAATTACAAATAGAATGTTTTAGAATATGCTTCTAAAAACGGTATAAATACTAGTGATATTGCAAAAGTTGGTAGAGAACAATTGCAAAAATTAACAGGTGAAGAATATTCAGAAGATCCAAATTCTGAAAATTATCGAAGCGATGATGAAGTATTTGAAGATATGTTAGCTTACGACATAGCTTTAAATAATGATGAATTAGATAGATTGACAGCTACTAGTAAAAAGAATTTACAAGATATTTATAATAGAAATATGGCTTTATCATTATCAGATGTTGCATAGAGTGCAATTATTATTCCTGGTGCTGGTAAAGCTTTTGGACAATTACTTGGTAAATTAAATTTACCTGAAAGAGCTGTAAATGGTACAGTAAAAGTATTAGATAAAATAATTGAAAGTAAAATTGGAAATTCTTTATCTAAAGCATCTAAAAAGAAAATATCAAAATATATATTAGATCCTGCTGTAAGAGTAACAGCTTCTGCATTGATGGAAGGTGTTGAAGAAACAACTCAATATGTTATTGGTAGTAAAATAAATAAAGATAAAGAATCAGATCCTACTAATTTATATAATCCTTTTGATATTGCAAAATTATTTGTTCAAAATCAATATGATGCATTAAAAGGTATTGCTGCGATTGCAGGAGTTTCTGGTGATCCAGCTTTGGATAATGATGAAGAATTAGTAAATAATTTTAAAGTCGGTGCAGCAATTGGTTTCTTAATGGGTGGTTCTACCCAAACCATATCTGCTGCAAATAATTATAGATCTTTTTCTGCTGGTTAGGAATTAGCTAGAAATACTATGGTAGATTATATATCTAGTAAGGGAGATATATATAAATATTCAGAATATGCAAAACATGCAATGAATAAATTCTATAGTAAAGATGCATTTCTTGATGGTGTTGATACACAAATAAATGATCAGCAAATTCCTGATGGTTTTACTATTGAAGATTTAAATAATGAGAAAAAGAATATAGAAGATATTTATAATATTGTTAATAATTATAAGGTTCTTAAAAATCTTAATAAAGAAGATAAAGCAATTGGTGCAGCTTTAATCAAACATTATGATGATGAATTGAAAAAAGCGGTTGAAGCAAATAAACCAATATCTCCAGAATTATTTAATTCTATTAATAAAGATGTAAACGATTTTATTAACAGAAATAATTTGGATAATAATTATTATGATATTGTAAATACTTACTTAAGCACTAAGACACAATTAGAAGCGATACAAAATTATATCAAAACAATTGATTCGTTTAATAGTCTTTATGCTAATGATAATTCTATAGATTTTAGAGATAATCTTTATATCAAAGAAAGTCAATTAAAACAATCATTAAATGATATTAAAAGTATTATCAACGATTCTAATAACGATAATTTAAAGAAATTATTAAACGAAGATACCGATTTGTATACATCTTCTGAAGAGTTAAAAAGATATACTATTCAAAACATGTATACTAATTGGACTTTAAATAAAGCTAAAGATAAGTATACAAGTATATTATATGATAAGAATACTTTAAAAAACGATATTTAGAAATATAAAGATTCTGAACAAAATAATAATACTGCAGAATCTTCTACTGAAGAAGAAGTTATTGAAAATGAATCTTCTGTAAATGAAGATGAAGATTTTCAAGAACCTGCTGTAGAATCTACATCACAACAACCTTCTGCAGAAGTATCTGAAAGTAATACAGTTACAGATGATAAAGAAGAAACTAAAGAAGTTAAAGATGTAAATGCTACAGAAGATGCAAATTCTAAAGTTACTCCTGAACAAAAAGAAGAATCTAATAAAGAAACTACAAATAATGATGTTGAAGAACAAAATGAAGAAAAACCAGCATCACGTAGTTTTCTTAGTAGATTTAGTCAATATGACGAAAAAGTAAATGATTACGATGGATATAATGAAGGTTCTGATGAAAAATTAAATGAAAATGATTTTGCAGAAGAATATTCTCAAAATAATACAGAATCTACTGATGAAGAAGTTGAATAGAAAATAGAACAAAATAAAACAACTGAAGAAGATATAAATAAATCTTTGGAACCGATTGTTCCAGAAACAAAAGAAGTTACATTTGATAATGATAAAGTAAGTAATCCTATTACTGAAGAACAAGTAGAATTATCAAAAGCTTTAGATTCTGATGAAGTTAATGATGATATAAATTCAGATAATGCTAACAAAGGTTTGGTTTATGGTACATTGTTTTATAATTCTTCTGAAAATACTCCAGCTTTAAAAGAAGGATATGAAAAAGGAAGCGAATTAAATAAATATTTATCTACTCCTGGTAATTTATCAAAATCAAGAATAACAGCTTTTGTAGAACCAGCTGATTATGAATACGGAAAGTATGATCCAAGTAATAAAGCTACTTGGGATAATGCTGCTATTAGAATCGTAATAGAATCTCCAGAAGGTAAGAAATATATTGCTTCATTTAAGACGATAGATGGAGCAAAAATGTTATATATAAATAATGGAAGACAAATTACTGATTTTGAAGAAAAAGAATTAGAAGATTTAAGATCTTTGCGTAATACTATAATTGAAGCTAAATTGAATGATCCTAATGCTGAAATTCAATTTAAGAATATAAGTATGACTAATGGTGTTATAAATAGATCTTCAATTAATAGAAATTTATTAGATATAAAAGGTCTTAATCTTAATACATCAACTTTATTTGATCTTGATAACAGTGATATTAAATTCGGTATAGGTAAAGGTGTTGTTGGTAATTTTATAATTGCTGATAAAGATGGTATGATATTAAAAGGTAAAGGTGGATCTGGAAAAATATTTATATATCCTAGACCAGAAGATACTTTGAACGGAGAAGAAATACCTATCCAATTAAATGAATTACGATTTGGTAAAAGTGATGAAGATGTTACTGATCTATCTAGATTTTTAGCAAGAATGTTCTTATATCGAGAAACAGGAAATCCTGAAATATATTTTGAAGATTTAGAACAATTAATGCTTCATTATGGAGAATCTACTCTTGTAGATACAAATGATGATCGTTATCCTTTCCTAAAGAATAAGCAATTTTATATTAATTATAAAGAAAATTGGGCTCAATTAGGAGAAGATAGAGTATTAATATAGTCTTTAAGAAATAAAGATGGAGAAGAAAGAGTAGCTAGATTTATTCAAGATAACTTACATTGGAATACAGAAAAAAATCTTTTATGGAAACCTCTACCATCTTCTATAAAAGAATATATGTTATTTCACAACGTTAAAGAGTTAGAAATTGCTCCTGGAATAAAAATTGATTATACAGAAGTAGGATTAGCTGATAATAATGGAACATTAAAATCAACATCAAACGGATTAACTACTTTAGCGTGGATGATTAAAAACGGAATACTTAAAGCTAATCTTGAAGATCAAATCTTTACTAGTCCTTTTGTATACGTTAGTGATCCGATTATATTACATCCTATTGAAGAACAGCCAAAACAAAGATCATTCTTATCTAAATTTTCAACATCTGATTCTAAAGAAGAATATAATCAACCTGTTGAGCCTACGATAAAAGAAGAAGTAAAAACAGAAGAAAAAAATGATAATTATGATCCGTATACTGACGTTGATTCTGAAGAAGTAAGAATAATGCTTGGTTTGGATAATTTTACTGTTGATTTTGATAAAGAACAAGGTCCTACAAAAAGAATGAAAATATCTTCTGATGAAGATTATAAAAAGATAAATACAAAAAAAGCAGTAAAATGGTTAAAGAAAACTTTAAATTTATCTGATGATAATATCGAGATTGTAGACGGTATAATTAAATAGTTTGCAAACGGAGAAGCTGTATACGGTATAGCAAAGTTAGATGGAATTGCTATATCTAATATGGCTATTGAAGGTGTGCAATATCATGAAGCATGGCATAGAGTATCATTGCTTTTACTTGATGAAGATACTCGTAATAGATTATATAAAGAATTTATAAAACAACATCCTAATATGGCTAATATGGATAATAAACAAATTGAAGAAGCCATTGCAGATAGTTTTATGGATTATATGCTAAATGATAAAGAAAATACATTACGTTATTATATAAATAAAATATTCAGAAATATTAAAAATATTCTTGGATTTGGGCCAAAACTTAATCGTGCCACTCTTAATCAAGTATTTGATATGATCAAATATGGTGATTTTAAAAAGTATCAAATGGATGAAAAGTCCAAACAAGACTTTTTAAATTCATATGAAAAGGGAGCTTATTATAAAGTTGGTCCTAATAATGATGTTACTTTACAGCATTTTCCAACTCCTTATGATTTTGAATCAACTCTGGATAGTTTGAAATCAGCGTTATTTATATCTAATGGAGTTAAAATGTTATCAGATATTGATAAATTAAATGAAGGAAAATTAAAGTTATTCTTACAAAGTATTTCTAAATCTAAATTATTTACAGAGCAATAGAAAGAAGCAATCAATGAAATTATTGATAAATTTGACGTATTCATGTATCATCTTAGACCAAAATTAGAACAAATGGGTATTAGAAAAATAGATGATAGTGAATATTCTGAAAGAGAATCAATCGAAAATGGTGATTTTAATCAATATGATAAAGCTGGCTTTGAATTTGATAAGAAAAATAATGCATTAGCCAGTGTAAAAATGTTTATTGCTACTATTGAAGATTCTTATTATGAATATAGAGAAGTAAATGGAGTAAACGTAAAAGATGTTAAAACTAGAAGAAATAACATTACTGGTTTACCAATGATTGTTGATTATGATACAGCATATAGTCAAATAATTCAGAATCTTAGTACTGTAGAAAATTATAGTAACGAATTAGGTAAAGATCCTAATACTTCTCTTATTGGTAGATGTGCTAGATTAAGTAGACATAATCCATTCTTTGCAACATTGTATCGTAAATTATTGAATATAAAAGATTCTAATCTTGAAACATAGATATTACAAACTATTAAATCTCAAGATCAAAACTTTATTGAAATAAATTATAATACAGATAATAAAGGTAATACTACGTTTGAAGTAAAAGATAGTATTAATAAGAAAGCAGCAAGAATATTTCCTTCTACTTGGTCAGACATATTCTTTAATTCTGAAATGGTAATTCATAATGAAAATGAATCTGTACCAAATAAGAATAATATTTCTAATATTATCAAAGAATTTAATAATTTGTTCAAACAAGTAAACGATAATAAACAAATCACAAATACAGATACTACTTTATATATAAAAGAATTAGTTAAAATATTAAATAATATTGGTATATTAGTAGATGATGTAACTGTTGAAAGTTTATTAAATCAAGATAATAGAACAAAAGATATTAAAGATTTAATTTGTACTACAAAATCTGGTTCTTTGTATCAATTGTTTAATGGTACTTTACAATCTATGTTAGGTGGTAAAGTAACATATAGCATGAAAAATGTACCAAAAGTAAGATCATTAAATAATATATTTATCGGATTAGGTAATAATAGTATAGTAAATATATTAGCTAATGCTCAATCATTAACACATCCTGAAGATACTAATATTTCTGTATTAGGTCCTAATAATAATATAGTATATACTAAAACATTAAACTGCTATGTTTCAGATTTACTTAGATGGATTAATGAAAACGATGAATATACTATGGCATCATTAAATAATGATCCTTATTGTAGAAATTCATTGATATTAAATGCTGCAAACAACGGTAACAAATTAAGACTTAATACTTATTTAAATTTCCAAGGAGATAAGTATGGTGATAGAGGTAGAGGATATCTGGAAATATCTCCTATAGAAGATTATATGTCTAAGATGGCTTTTACTTGGAATAACCATATTATATTCCCTACAATGGCTGATAAAAAGACTTGGTTTACAATAACTGGAGTAAAATTGTTTAATCGAGAAATGGATATTCGTCAAGATGGAAATAGAATGAAATTTAGATTTAATCACGAAGCTTTAAGATATTTATATAAAGCTTGGGAAGATGAATTTAATGCCATTGTAAATTATTATAATACGTTATCATCTGTAAAAGCTCCTATTAAAAATTATCATACTTCTGGAAAAGGTGGTTTATTTAGACACTTTACAGGATATTACGCTAATATTAATGGTGTAGAAACTTGGGTAGATTTAAATGAACAAATTAAAAATGCTTTGAAATTTGATAAAAATCATAGAAGCAGTTTAATGTTAAGATCAGTATTAGAAGATATCAGAGAAAGATTGTTTACAAATCCTGAAGAAACATTAAATAAAATAAATAATAATCTGTTATATGAATTAAAACAAGAATTATCTAGTGTAGAAGAATTAGGTATTATATCTAAAGAAGATAATACATATAAAAATAAATTATTAGATAATGATGTATTTCAACATTTTGTAAATGTTTATAAAGCTAATGTTAATGATAATATTAGTAGAAATGCTGAAAAGTATGCAATATTTACAATGATTGGTAATCACATGATTAATCAAAATGTTTCTGTATTAGAAACAGAAAAGATTATAACAGGTGATGTTGCATTTTATAAAAACGATGATGATAAAATCAAACGTTTGGGAGCAGTTCTTTCTACTGGTGATAATCTTAGAACACAATGGATTACAGATGATCCAAATAAACAAAATCTTTATCGTAAATTAAATAATCGTTAGACATATACTTGTGCAATTTTTAATGATAATGAAATACCAAGTGCTCAATACGATTATATTAAAGAATTGTTTAAATACGATAGATTATTGAATCTTTTAACAGAAAAAGAAAATCTATCTGAAGAATATGTTGATGAAATTCTAAAAGATGAAAATAAAGCTAAAGAACAATATCCTGAAATATTTGCTTTAGCTGAAACATTAGCAGAAGAAGATGCTACTGCGTATGGTTTAAATGGTAAGAAAACAAAAGGTAATATAAATCAGGCTGATGCTGCCGTATATATTAGACCTGAAATGTATCAACAAATTGTAAGAAGATTAGGTGAATGGTCTACAGAAGTAGAAGAAGCATTTAATATTCTTGAAAGTGATACTGATTGGTTATCAGATAAAAAACTATATGCAAAATCATTAAAGACTTTAATTAAAGCGTTAAAGACAACTTATTTTGGTTATACTTATAATGCTGATTTGGGATATAACGTTCCTGTATTTAATAAAATGGCAATGTTCCCAATGTTTAAAGCTTTAGCTACAGGTGATAATCGTGAAATATACGATAGAATGAATGCTGTCGGTAAATATAAAGGATTACAACCTATTGATCAAATAGCTTTTGAATCTGCTGTAAAAGTAGGTATTGAGGGTGGTCATAATTTTTATAAAGATTATACTAATAATTCTATAAATGATATGACTAATATTCATACTACTACTCAATATTTTAGAAATCTTAGACGTCAGTTGATTACTGATCCACATACTCATGATAGAACATTGTTTGGTACTCAGGTATCAACAGTAGCTGTTTCAAATCTTAAAGAAGATAGATTATATGGAAATGGTGAAAAGAAAATTTCTGGTGCTAGATTAAAACAAAATTTATTTGGTACTATAAATGCAATATCTAATAAAGGTATACAACAAGTAATAAATGAATATACTACTGATGGTAAATTAGATTTAAAGAAAACATCAGAATCTCTAGTACAAGAAGCAAAAGCATCTAATATGGGTAAGAATATGGAAGATGCTTTGAAATATAATGAAGATACTAATGATTTTGAAGTATCCTTATCTGCTTTACCAGATAGTAAATGGGTAGAAACTAAAGTAATATCTAGAATAAATAAAAAAGCAATTGATTTGGAATTACCGGGTGGTGCATTTATTCAGATGTCTTCTTTTGGTTTCAAATCTATTAAAACTGTAGGTAGTAATGCTATTGCTGGGGGTAAGAGATTGGTAAATATTAATCCTGATGGTAGCATGGATGCTATTATATCTATTAACTTATTTAGATCTGTAATTCCTAATTTCGATAAAATTAGTTTTACTGAAGCTAAGAAATGGTTGATAGAGCATAGAATTATTGGAGACAATGCAATCCCTACAGCAATTGGTTATCGTATTCCTACTCAGGGTCTTTCTTCTATTGCAGGTATAAGAATTAAAGATGTATTACCAAGTAATGTTGGTGATATGATTGTATTACCTGATGAATTTACTACACAAACAGGTTCTGACTTCGATTGAATGAAATAGTTGAAGTAAAACTCCTTTAATTGCTGGAAACTCCTTAGAGCTTATGACTACCGCTATAGATAAGTGGTAACAATGTTAAAGATTGGATAATCAGCAGCCAAGCCGATACGTTATTATCTATATAACTAATCGGAAGGTTCAACGACTAATGCTCAACGAACGCTTCCTTAATGGATAGCAATATGAAAACAAAAATAACAAAAGAATCTAGAAATTTATTAATAGGTCTTCTTTTAGGAGATGGCACAATAAGTAATAACTATGTATTTAAACTTTCGCACTGTGAAGAACAATTAGATTATTTGAAATGGAAAATAAAACAGTTGAACGAAGCAGGATTGCGAAATAATGGAATAAAAAAATATATTAGCGCAAAAGGATTTAATACTGGAAAAATGGTATATTATTCTCAATTAAATATTATTCCATTTATAAAAGTTCTTAGAAGAATTTTTTACAAACCTTATAAGAAGTTAGGAAATAGAAAATTGCTTAATAGATTAAGTGCTAAAGAAATTGCAATATGGTATATGGATGATGGGCATATAAATTATAGAAAAACTAAAAATATAGTTCATGGATTTTATATTAAAATTGCAACATGCTTACCTAAAGAAGAATTATAGATAATAATAGATTATTTTAAAGAAGTTTGGAATGTTCAATTTTATATGTTTCATGAAGGCAAAAAAGAAAATAGTTATTCTTTATGCTGTGGAACAAAAGAAGGAATAAAATTTATAAATATAGTAAAACCATATGTTGAACAAGTTCCTTCAATGAAACATAAAATAGAATACGATCTGAGCCAACGCACAAGAAGCGTTGAGTAGCTAAAAAGCGAAACTGGGAGCATCATCAAGATGAAGATATAGTCTAGTCCCTAGAAATATCGGGAAACCGAGGGTACAAACGATTGATAAATTGTTTATTGCAAGATATAATTTTGATAAAGAAGGAAATATAATAGAATTTAAAGATCTTAAAAGAGAAATACTTGAAGATGGTTCTATTGTAGAAGAAGGATTCGAACAATATTTGCATAGAAAATATATTGAAGAAACGGGAGGTACGTTTGAAGAATCAGATAGAGGTTATGAAGCTACGATGAAGCTTTATAATAAATGGTTAAATGATTTAGGTAATCCTACAAATGTATATGAAGCAAATAGTAGAGAAGCTAATGAAAACTTACTTCTCGATACTTACTTAACAGTACTCGTAGATAAGAAAACTGTAGATCAAACAAGATTACCGTTGGATAAAGTTACAGGAATTATCAAAGATGAAATATTACCTATTGTAGATGGTGAAGTTAAAAAAGGTAATATCGTTCCATTCAAGGAATTATCACCAACATATCAAATGAATAAGAAATACGAATATTCTGGTGGTAAAACTGGTATCGGACCATTTGCGTTAAATAATAAAAATCATATATTGACGCAATTATCTCATTTAAGATTTAACCATGATTCTTTACTTTTTGCTTTAGGGTTTGATGGTCTTGATGGAATAAATAGTAAAGAAGAAATAGTATATAAGAGAGATAAAAAAGGTAGAATACAAGTTGATAAAAACAATACTCCGATACTTGTTAAAGATGAAAGTATTAGAATTTTGGATTGGATTTCTGCAATGATTAATGCACACGTTGACGTTGCAAAAGATCCGTATGTTATTCGATTAAATGTAAGACAATATACTTATAATATATGTAATTTCTTATTACGAGTAGGATATGGAAAATCTACATTCTATTTCTTACCTCAACAAATATTAAAAGATATGGCAGTTGCTTACGGAGCATCTTCAGGTATATATGGTGTAGATGATTCTAGTTCGCAAAAAGCTGTAAATAACGTAAGAAATAAATATTATAAATTATATGAACAAGCATGTAAAGATTCTAATACGAATATTGAATTGAATTATGATTCTAAGAACAATATTATCGCATATAGAGATATTAGTGTAAGTTTTAATGATGTTGCTTCAAATCTTTTGAAGAGAGATAATTTGATTGAATTACTACAACAAGGATAGAATTTTGATAATTTATCTGCATCTGAAAAAGTAGAATATTATAAAAAGCAATTATTAATATCTGAAGTATTTGTTAGACTTAATGAACTTGCACAGGATATGTCGAAATTAGTACAATTATCACAGATTGATACTAAGAGATACGGTAATAATTTTATAGAACAAGATAGATTTCAATATCGTTTAAAGAGTTTGATATTAAATTCTGCTTTATTTGATAAAGATGATTTGATCGAATATTATAATAGTACTTTCTTGAGAACAAAACTTATAAATGGTGTTGTTACTCCTGCAGAAATATTCTCAGATATGTTGCTTAGAAGTAAAACACAATTTAAAACATCTGTTAGTAAAATACTTTCTATGATAAATAGAATAGATACTAACGATCAAGTTTTAAATAAAACAATATCTAATGAATTAGAAGGTTCTATTCGTAGAAGATTCTTAGAAGATAAAGATATAAATCTTGTTGAAATGTTTTATGGTCCTAATAGTATGGCTAAGAGATTAGCTAAGATTAAGACTGATATATATAATGGTAAATATCCTGAAATGCTAACACAAGACGGTAAGATTTCTAATAGATTATTAAATCATCTTGGTACGTTAGTAAAAATGAGTACTGATAAATATAATGCTCCTGAAATAATAACTAGAAATAGAATATCTGATGGTGATAAATATTTAAAAAATACTCTTTCTATATACTGGGAGGAATTGCTTGATTCACCTTATGAAGAAATTCGTAAATTCGGTAATGATTTATTCTATTATCAATTAGCAACATCTGCTGGTATTGCTGGTAGAAATAGTATATTTAATATAGCTCCATTGAGATTAATTAAAGATAGCGGATATAATGAATATATGCGCGATGCTGTAAGAAATTTCACTGAAGATAATATTAATTATGATGATTTCTTTAAAAATAATTGGAAGAACGATAAAATAGTAAGTCCTCTTATACATAAAGCAACTAAATACAGTTCTATTACTAATGAAATGGAAGAAGTTGATGCGTTCCCGCAATTATTATCTTCTAATAAATTACCAAATGTAAATAAGTATTATCCTTTAATCATAATGCCTAGAAAATCGCCAATTGGTAAAAATAGTAATAAGCAGGATGTATATACTCCTTATTTCAAAATTGTATTAGATAAATCTACTCCAGAAGGTACGTTGTTATATCGATTTATTGGTACTTATGAAGATAAAAAAGGAGTTAAACCAATATATGTATTAACATCAAAGAAAGGTGTAAATGATTCTGGTAGAATTGTAAAAGAGTATGATCAATATACGGATTCTGCTTTTGATTTCAATAATTTACCAGAAGCTTTCAATGATCAATATATTAATTCTAAAACTTTATCAGAAGTACTATAGAAGAATTCAAATCCAAATAGATTCAAAAATTGGAAAGATATCATAGATAATATACAATTTGTATATGATTATGAACATGTAACAAGATCGTTGATAAACAACATTGTTAATATTCTCGATAATGTTGATTTGGAAAGTAACGATGTAGCATTACCTAATGAAAGAAAAACAGTTGTTTCTGATAAAATTAATCCGTTAATCGATGTTAACGCTATTGAAGTAAATGAAGATGAACAAAATTATTCAAATTCGTATACTTTTACTGATGGATTTACTGTAAACATTCCTTTTGAATTGAATGATCAATAGAAAAATATGCTAAGTATATTGGAAGATTTTGCTAAAAATCCAAATAAATACGATAATAGTATTACTATTTCCGGTTATGCTGGTACAGGTAAAACCACAATGATTGGTATATTCAATAAATGGTTGAAAGCAAATGGAATTGTACCTGTATTTAGTTCTCCTACTCATAGAGCAAATGCTGTAACTAGAATGAATAATCCTGAAGCGAACATTAAAACATTGCACTCTATTTTTGGATTATCACCTCTAGTAGATTTAGAAAACGGACAATACGATTTAAGAAAGATGAAATCTGAACAAGTCAGAAGTCCAAAAATAAATCCTGGTGATTTTCTTATAATAGATGAATCATCAATGGTTAGTGAAACTTTATATAATTTTATAGAAGATTTTAAAAAGCAATACGGTATTTATATCATATACATGGGTGATAAAGCTCAATTATCTCCTGTAAAAGATAAAGATATATCTCCCGTATTTAGAAATACAAAATCAAAAGTAGAATTAACTAAAGTTGAAAGAACTGGAGATAATCCGATATTAGCAGAATCTACAGCTTTAAGAGAAGGAAAAGATTTATCATATACTACACAAATTAAAAATGGTCATGGTGTAGAATATATAAAGACTAATTCTGAAAGGATCGATCAGGTTATTAACGATATTGTATCTTCTGATGAATATAAAAATAATCCATTATACTTCAGAATACTTAGTGCTACAAATGCAAAAGTAGAAGAAGCAAATATTAGAGTTCGTAAACAAATCTATGGAGATAATGCTAAACAAATAGAAGTTGGCGAATTATTAATGGGTTACGATAATATTTCAAACGGAGATTCAGAATTGATTAGAAACAGTATCGATTATGTTGCAGATGAAGTATCAGAAAAGAAAATAAATCAAATTAGCGTTTTAGACGGAAAAACATTAGAAGTAGAAGGATACGAAGTTGTACTTAGAAATGCTATGACTGGAGAATTATCTGAAAAAGTATTTGTTCTTGATAATAATATTTCTGATCAAAAATTAAAACAAATAACCGATACTATAGAATATCTAATTAGATATATACGTGATTTATTTAATAGTCATATGTATGATCAAATAGGATTTGCGCAAAGAATATTATCTAATGTTAAAAAGAATACAATCTTAATGAAAAACGTAACATCTGGTAATGCATTGAAAATACGTAAAACATTAGATTACGGATATTCTCATACAGTACATAAATCTCAAGGAGGTACATATAATAAGATTATGTTCTATGCAGATACAGTAAATGTTTTCGATGAAAAAGTTGCTCAACAATTGAAATATGTAGCCGTTAGTAGAGCTAAAGAAGATGTTTATATTGTTACAAGTAACAATATAAATGAATCTGTTATTGAAAACCGAGATATGCAGATAGAACAAAAAGAATCTAATAATAAGCCTATTAATAAAATAAGTAGAGCAACTACGAATTATAATAGACGAACTGTTGAATCTAATCCTCGTACTTTATATATCTTTACCGATAATACTGATAGAACATCTGGTGGTGCTCAAATCAATGATGGTTGGTATAAAGATAAATACGGTAATGGTGGGTATGGTAGTAATAAAAATCCTACAACTGCTGTAATCAGAGGTTTGGATAATGCTGCTCCTATTAGTACAATGAGATATTTTTATAGAAATCATAAAAATATGACTGTAAATGAAGCTAGATGGAACGATAAAGATTTAACAGAATTTAAAAACGTTCTTGATGAAGAAATTAATGATATTAAATTATTATGGGATAGTGGTGATTTCGATAATATCGTTGTTCCTTCTGGAGATGGATTCTTTAATTCTAGAATTGCAAATATTAGTAAAAATAGAACTCCAAAATTATACGAATATTTATATTCTAAATTAATAGAATTAAATAATTATGTTAATGGTATATAGAATGTTTCAGAATAGCAATCAACAGTACAATAGGAATCTAAACAAAGCAATAGTTTCCTTAGTAGATTTTCTACTTTTGATCGAAATGCAACGAATGAAATGAATAATGAAGGTAAATTAATAGCAGATTTTTGTAAAGGTAAAACGGTATGAAAGTAATTTGTCCAAATTTTAAAAATAAAGAAGTTAAAGAGTAGTTTGAAGAATTATCAAATGTACTCGGTGAAAATACGGCGTATTACGTATGGTCGTATAATAATGGTTATAGCTTAGATTATGCTCCTAATGGGGCATAGTCTAAACTATTTTCAGATTTATTGGAATATTATAAAGGAGATAGAAGATCTGCTATTATTGCAAAAGCTAAGACTTATTCTCCTAGTTTTAGAAATTGGTTCGGTGATTGGTTATCTGAGGATAAAGAAAACGTATCTAAAGTAGTAGATGAAAATGGTGAACCTTTGATTGTTTATCGTGGTACTAATTTTGAGTTTAACACATTTAGTAAAGATAAAAGAGGTAGTTATACTAAAGCTAAAAGTGCAAACTTAGCTTTTTTTGCTGCTTCTAATATTAAAAATGCAGAAAAATATTTAGTACCTGATTCAGAAAGATTTCAATCATTTACAGGAAAAGATGGTTCTGAAGAAGTTTTTGATGTTTTTGAATACCAACTTCAAGAAAATCAAGATGAAGTTCAATATGCAATTTATAAAAGAGAAGAAGAATTATGGAATAATCCTTTATTTCAAATAGAAGAATTAAAGAATGAATATGGCAAAGGATATAATTTATCTTTACTTACTATTCCTGAATTTGCTAAAAAATATCCTAAACAAGCTAAATTATATGAAGAAGAAGTAAATAAAATAGAAGATAAATTGCTTCTTAAAATTAATCCTCATATAAAATCTATATTTTTAAATATAAGAAATCCCAAAATAGATGATGATAAAAATAAAGAATATAGAGTTGTTAGTTATGCTAAAAGAATATCTGATGCTTTACAAGAAGATAAAGATGGGGGAGTTATAAAAAATACAAGAGACCCTCTTGATACAGATGTATATTATTTCTTTGATCCAAATCAAATAAAATCTGTAGACAATCGTGGTACTTATTCATAGGATAATAATAACATCTATCAATATGCTGTTGATTCAAAAATAAATAGAATTGATGGAGAAGAAAGTAGAAACATAGTATTCTTTAAAGAAAATCAACCAGGTAAAGAATCTTTATAGAACATGTTACTTAATAATTTCTTTGAAGAAGATTCTATTGAAATAGCTAATAATATTTACAATAAATTAGATGACTCTGTTCAATTTATATTAGATAATGATAATAAAGGATATGATGCAGCTTATGATGCTAAAAGCAAAAAAGTTTATATTAATCCTTTAATATTCAATACTTATACTAATAAAGATATTGGTAGAATAATATTACATGAATTATTGCATCATTTTACTGTAAATGAATATAATAACAATAATATATTCAAACAAGATATAGATGATTTATTTAATAAAATTAAAAATAAAATAAATCCTACAAAGAATCAATTAAAACATCCTTTATATTATGGGTTAAATAGTCCTTTAGAATTTATATCAGAATTATATACAAATCATTCTTTCAGAGATTTAGTATTAAAGAAAAATACTTCTTTGTGGAAAAGATTATTAACAAAATTATTAAAGGCTTTAAAATTAAATAAATTATCTTCAAAACTAGAATCTAAGAACAATGATAAAGTAAATACATTAATCAATGAAATATCTAATATTATAGATAATCATCATACGGATAGTAGATTTGATAACTACGGTGATGGTTTACTTAAATATGATGCTAAAGATATTAATTTAATGTATATTAATGAAAATGCAAAGTAGATAGCTAAGGATATTTTGGCTGGTTTAAAAGCTAGTGAGAAAGCTTTACGTAGTAGAGGTAAATCACCTATCGTATTAACTAAATTACAATAGACTATAGATAAGTATGATACGGCTTTCTTAAAAGAAGATAATATATTAATAACAACTGATTTTATAAGCGAAGCATCTAAACAATTTAAACCTGTTTTGGATTTGATGCGTAAAGCTAAATTCGATAATAGTTTATTAAGTAATGATGATTTGATTAATTTTAAATCAGACTTCTTAGATTTTTACGGTCCGATGTGTCAAACAATAGATAAAGAATTGCTATTACAAGGTTATTTTGATGAATTACCTGAAAAACAAAGAAATACTATTGCTATTGATATGGATTTGATAAATAGAGCATATAACGAAATTCAAGGTATGTATAGTTATATACTTAGAAATAGAGCTGCTCAAATCTTAAAAGAACAAGGAGAAGTATTTGGTTTTGATACTAAAGATATAGAAGATTATATACAAAATTCTTTAAATTCTGGTGAAGGCGATATAAATTATTTTACACTTATTTTAAGACCGACAATGTCTTTAAAAGATACTATAACGCGAATCACTTATCGAATGATGGCAGATTTAAATAATAATGTTCAAACATTCGTAAATGAAAAAGCATAGAATCTTATAAGAGAATTTGATAAAATTGATAGAAAAGATCAACTATTATATTTTGAAAAAGATAATGACGGTAAAACAACTGGTTATTTAATAAGAGATAGAAAATACGGTCAATTCTTTAGAGATAAGAATGATTTTATGTCTGAATTAAATGCCAAGTATGGTGTAATTGATGGTAATGTATATACTTTAAATGAAGACGAATTTAAAGAATATTCTAGAGAACGAGAAGAATGGTTATCAAAACATTGTGAACGCAGATTTAAACCAGAATATTATAAACAATATAGTAATCTAAAATCTGTTACACAATTAAAATTGAAATCATTAAATGGAGAAATTCAATCAATTATACAATCTATAACAAGATCAGATGGGGTACATCTTGAAGAACTTGATGATAAATCTTGGAGAAATCTTAACGGATTATATTTGTTAAAAAGAAATATGTCTAATATTTATAATTTTGATGGTTCTCTAAAGAAAGGAGAAGACCGTGATATTGCTGAAGATCTAACTAATTTTTATGATAATCTTGGATCTGGTAAAATCAAATCGTTATCAATGACATCTGAAGAAGTAGAAAAGATAATAAAACAAAAAGAAAAAAAATTATCTCCAGAATTATTTAATAAATGGGTACAAAGAAATATTAGTTATGAGTATACAGAAGAATTCTACAAACAATTAAAAAAAGATTTTAATGCTGGAGAAGATCAAGACAAATATAAATCTTTAATGGATGAACGTAGAAAATTAATGAGACTTGGTAGAAATAATTTGATACCAAAAACCGATGCTTATCAATTAAGTATAGATGTTAAGAAACGTATTAAAGAAATAGATCAAAAATTACAAGATATCAGAAATAAATATAAAACACTCAATGAGAAATCTAATTTTGGAAAAATAGCCAAGATGATGGTTACTGAAGAATATGAGCGTGATAAGAAAGAAGCTGAAGCAAAAGGTGGAAAAGCTTATGATGAATGGTATAAAATGTCTCATTATACTAATAGTAGAGGAGAAGATGAACCAGTATCTTACTATAAAATAACTATTCCAAAAGATGATAAATATATCAGAATTAGATTAAGTAGAATGAATCAAGAATTAGATAAAGATTCTGCTTTAATTAATCCTAATTATGATTTTAATAATCCAGAATATTATCAACCGAAGAAAGAATTATACGATAATTCAAAAGAATATCAAAAAGCTACCAATACCGAAGAAAAAATAGATATCTATAATTTGATTTATAATACTCTTCAAGAAGCTAATGATAAAATACCATTCTTGAATAACAGATCTAATTATAAATTACCACAAATGACAGGAGATATTGTTGATTTCTCTTGTAGAGGTAATAAATTTTGGAAAGGTATTATAAAATATAATGTTGATAATTTAATAGTAAGGTCAGATGATTCTGATTATAATTTAGATACATTTACTTAGAGACCGGACGGTAGTCAAGTTAAATTTGCTTCTACTCATTATATTCAAGATTTGGAAAATCCTGAAAATATATCTAGAAATTTAGTAGGTATGTTAACAGAATATTCAAGAATGGCTGAAAATTACAGATTAAAAAATGAAAATGCTTCTACTTTTGAAGTATTAGGAGAACAAATGGGACAACGTAGAGTAACGATAAGAAATAGATTTACAGGATCTCAACAAAAAATAGAAGGTAAACGTACTAGATTATATCAAAAATTAAATGATTTTTATGATATTCAATTATATGGTCAAAAATAGCAACCTGCATTAGGTAGAATAAGTGATAAGTTGGTAATATCTTATACTAAACTATTTAATCGTATAAAGAATTATGCTTCTGCATCAAACTTGTCATGGAATATTCCAGCTATAATGAAAGCTCAATTACAAGGCTTACATAAATCTTTAATAGAAGCATTATCTGGTAGATATTTTAGTATTAATGATTATTATCATGCGTTATTTAGACAAATATTTTCAATTCCTAAAATGTTATATCATTTAGGTGATAAAAAACATAATACTTTAACATTAGCTTTAATGGAAAATGCAGGTATTGCAAGAGATATTCAAAATAAAATAGACGGTTTATAGTATAATCGTTTTATACGAACTTTAAAGAAATATATAATTTGGGGTGGATGGTCTGCAACAGATTGGATGGTTAAAGCCCCTATTGTAGAATCAATTTACAGTGATTATATGTATATACCTTCTGAAAATAATTTTATGTCTAAAAGAGCTTATATAAGAAAATATCATAACGATAATTGGAAAGAAGGAAGTAAAGCATTTAAAAACATAAATACATTTAGTTTATTAGATGTATATACTGTTAAGAATGGAGTACTTGTTATTAAGCCTGAATACGAAAAATATGCAAATATAATTAATAATACAAATCTATAGAATTCTGTAATAAATACATGTAGATTTATAACTAACCGAATAGACGGTGTTCTTTCTTAGGAAGATAAAACAAAATTTATGACAAATGCTGTAGGTGCTTGTGTTATTATGCATAGATCTTTCTTTATTCGAAATTTGGATGATAATTTATTTGCTGAATTACAATATAATCCTTATATAGAAGATTATTATGAAGCAAAATATACATCAGCTTTTAAAGTTTTGTGGCATTATGCTAGAGATTTGGTAGCTGTTGTTCTTAAAAATCCAAATTTAAAAAGTAAAAATAGATTGGAAAGTGTTCAAGTATATAATTTCAAGAGAACTGCAATTCAATTAGGACTGATCTTAATGTAGTATTTGTTGATAAGCTTATATCTCGAACCAGAAGCTGATAAAGATAAAAAGAATTGGTTAAAATAGATAATAGGATATGTTTTTGCAGCTGTTAGATTTGAAGAATTTGCTGAATATAATCCTTTTGACTTCTTTAACCAAATTAAATCTCCTTCTGCAGCTATAGCTCCAGTAGAGAATGTAACTAATATGATTAAGTTATTTGATCCTATTAGTTTTGAAAATAACTTTAAAGAGATTAAAAAAGGACCTTATAAAGGAATGGAACGATGGTAGAGAACATTAATAAAATCTGTTCCAGGATTAAGAGGTGTTTGGGAATCGCGAGATGTTAGAACTAAATGGGAATATCTTAATACACAATTGGATAAATAAAAATAAGCCGTAGTATCTTCACAGACGCTACGGCTTTTATTATGCTCATTGTATAAATTTACGTATCAATTGATGATAATCGTAATTGTAATAATCTTCTTCAGTTATTATTTCATTTCTTTCTTCTAAAGATATTATATCTAATAGATCTTTAGGATTTTTTAATAGATCTTTTAAATAACTAAGATCCATATTTCCCCAAAAAGATATAATATTTATTTTACATTCGGCAGAAATATAATTAAATTTCCCATCAATTATATTCTTTATTGTAATATTATATTTTGGTGGAATAACAAATACATATTCTATATAATATTTATTATTCATATGTAGATCGTATTTTGTAAAATAATAACTATTTGATGTCATTTCATTATTTACTTCACTGTATACTTTAGGATCGTATTCAAATACTATAAATATTTTATCTTCTAAATAAGGTCTGTTTATATCTTGAATATAAGTGTTTATAAACGAATATTTATCGGTAAAATATTTCTTATCAGTAAATAAGAAAGGTAATATATATCGTGTAGATAATGTTCTGTTTCCAATAATCATAATTCTTCAACTCCATCATTTTCGTAGTAACTACGAGTATGATCCCATTGACCTGAGTTGATATGATACGATATTTCTTTGAGACAATCTGATATTTGGTCAACTTTATTTCGTATGATACTATCGTCGTACATGTTAAAAACACGTATTTGATTGTCTTTGTCTTTTCCAATGGCTATAATATATGCTTCAAAGTCATATTCTTCTGAATTTAAGTTTAATACTTCTTGCATATACCATTGTATCGCTAAGCCATAGTAAGCGATTTGTCTATAATAATCAAATTCTTCTACAGAATGTTTGAAATTATAAACGTTTGGAGTAGTTTTTAAGTCAATTAGAATTATCTTCTTATTGACATGATCAAAACATACTCTGTCTAACAAAGATTTACATTTTACTTTATATTTAGGTACTTCCCAATTTATATGAAATTCATTATGACATTCATATGTATTGGATAAGCCATATAGTAGTTCATTTGCTTTTTTATGTTCTTCTATATTGGCTTTTATTTTTTTAAGAGTTTGTAGATCTGCAAACGATATTATCTTCTTATCATCTTTTGTTTGAAGATATTTAATATAATCTGCATATGTTTCTACTAATTCTTTGGCTTCTTGAATTTTTTTATCGTCAGATTTACTATTACTATAAGCACTATTATAACTTTTTAATAATAAATCATTTTCTGTTGCAAAAGGATTTATTAGTTTTTCTTTTGTATATAATTCTAATAAATCTTTTTGTTGTTTTACTTTTGGTATTGTGAAATCAAGAATAATATAATCTTTCCAGAATTCTTCTGGTTGAAGTATATATTCATGGATCATCGTACCTTTTTCAAGAAATGTTCCGGTTATTCCTTCCTCTTTACCATCTAGCATGTTTTTAAGGTATAATGGTCCGTTTTTCATGAACCATCCTATTGCGCTGTTACTGATACGCGAGTTATCTTCATAGTAAGGAATAGAGATATCCATTTTATTTGCGTTCATCATCAATATCGATTTGAGGTTCTTCAAATTCGTTAATCATAGATGATTCTGTCCAAGGAATTTCATCTTCTGTATCTTGCGGATTATCTAAAAAATTAATAAGAATTTCATCGATTTTACCGTTAAATTCTGTACTTAAATCTTCACTAGTTACAGCGTTGAATACTTTAAAATATTCTTTAGATAATTCTTTTATCTTTTCTGTAAATTCTTCTAATATTTCGTATTTGGTTTTTTCCATAGTTTCGATATTTATAGTTGGATATACAAAATCTTTTTTAAAAGAATAAAAATTGTTTAATCTGGAACAATTAAATTTTCCATCTAAAAAATCTTCTTCTCCATCATGCCAATGACCAAATAGATGGTAACAGCATTTATTTTTAGTATTTAGATTAAGTTGTTTATTCTTAAACGGAGAATCATGAGTAATAAGAACATCGCATTTTGGTATTTTAGAGTATGGGTTATTTTCCTTGTAGCTTTTTACTTGGAAAGCCCATTTATCTTCTTGAAATTGAATAGGATCAATCCACGGAGTTCCATAAAATGTTACTCCTTGATATTCAAAAGATTGGTCAATAAGGAAATGTAGTTTTCCTTCTGTATTAATAGACATGTAATCACAAAATGCTTCCCATTTATCTTCATTATAAAGATGTTCAAGATAGATATCGTGATTACCTGGAACTACTAATACTTTTTTACATGGTAATTTCATTATCCAAGGAACAAATCTGTTTTTCCACCAATGTTCCGATGCATCAAATTTTCTTTGAGCATTTAAGGTAATTACGTCCCCTGCGATGCATAATACATCGCATTCGGGGACGTTGTCTAATAAATTACCATGAATATCACTAATTCCACAGATTTTCATAATTAAGCTGCACATTTTAGATCTTCTTCCAGATTGTATTCGTTAAAATCATCCGAATTGGTTTCGATTTCTTCAGATGTTGATTCTGTAGAAGATTGTTTAGGAGGATAAGTATTGATATTCATGTATTTTACGATATCATCAAGACTAATATCTTCATCTTCCAAATCTTTTACTTCGTTTAGGAATGCGTTCATATTATCAATAGAAGGTAATTTAAATCGTTTTTCTACGAATTTACGAACAATTTCAGCATTCTTAATTTCTTTATTTTCGATAAGCATTGGTAAGAACGCAAGATTGTCATTAATACCATACTTTCGTACATAACGAATACGAGAGCAACGATCTTGTAAGTATTCAGATACTTTATCAAGTTCATTACAAGTCATCAATACTAATTTCTTAGTTGTCTTTTCAACACCATCTAAGAAATCAAGCATACGTCCAGTATTAAAGTTCTTTTCGATTTCATCGAAAATTACACATACCGGTGTGGAGAATTGCTTAAAAAATCCAATTAACCGATTTGTTGGGAATAGTGAGTCAACAATAATGATAGGAAGATTTGATTCTTTTGCAATAACTTTAGCAAGCATAGTTTTACCAGTACCTTTAGTACCAGCTAGCATTACTCCAATGCTATTTTCATGATTGTTAAAATTATTCAATACTCGTTTTTTGAAGATTTTATCTTCATTGAGTTCATAGATTTTAGACGGTAAATTTAGTTCACCGTTTTCAGCCAAATAAGCCATATCACTCCAATCATCCCATTTTAAGTCGTATGCTTTTCCGTTAATGAGATTGTAATCGGTTCCATTTGGTTTTGGTAATATTCTGCTACCTGATTTGACAAATTCTGCATTCTTTTCCATATCGTTAATGTTTTAAGACGTCGATTAATTCATCGACTTGTTTTTGTGTTCTTACTAAATAATAATTCGTATTCGGTTCATTATTAGTAAGATAATACTTAAATAATTTTTCTCTTAAAGGAAAGCTTTCATTAGCATATCCTTTACATTCAATAACAAAATCTTTACCTACAAAATCTGGTAAATATGTTATCGCTCGTACAGTTTTGTTGTTAAACTTAAAGCTTGGTAAAAGCACATATCTATGTTGTTCATATTCGGCAAAGATATGTGCTTCTTTTAATTTCTTATGACAGTATGCTTCTAGTTTAGATCTAAATTTAATACCATCATATTCGATTTTTGTACCACCGCGATTAGTTTTCTATGTTTTTAATTTTTTCATAAAATACGTTCTCTTGTAAATTCAATACTTGCCGAATTATCTTCAGTATAAATCTTTTCACTACTTACGGCGTAAATAACTTTATTACGTTTGACGCCATATTCTATCATGAATTTATAAAATTCTTTGGTAAATTTAAATTTTTCTTTAAATTCGTCCCATTTACCGTCAAGAAATGCAGTAATCATTGAAATTAGAATACCTGGTATTGCATAGATGATCGAAACTAATTTCAAGATATTTGAAAATACTGAAATAAGTCCTTTAAAAAAGGAACTGAACAAAGATTTAAATGTTTTCATAATTTTAATTCGGTTTTAATCCAATTTTTAATTGTTTCGAAACCATTTAATTTAATTGCGTCAGATACATCTTTAGCGTTAAATTTCTTATTTATTAACAATGGTTCTAAACCTGTTTTTTTGCTTATTTTTCGAAGATATTTAATACCAGCTACATCTCTATCAAAAAGTATTAAAATACGCTTAAAACGCGTTTTAAGCTCTTCTAGACATTTGTCTGGAATAAATGTACTTTCTGATGATGGAGAAATTGCGGGAATTCCCATTTTGTACAAACACATGACATCTTTCATGGACTTTGTGATAATTAATGTATCACCTTTTTGAGGTAGCTGCTCATAGCCTTGGATGTCGTATTCTGTCAAATTATTTCTCCATTTTGTGTATTTATCTCCTAAAGGACGATATATTTTAAAGTTATTATAAACTTTATATGCATACATCGGATTGGTATCTTTATAAATACCTTTTACGACACCATTACATAAATAATATTTAATGCTAAATACATTAAATTTCTTTAAAGTATTGATATCGATATTGAATTGTGACCAATATTTTTTATCAGTTTCAGTAAAGTTTTGTCTTACTATACCTATTACTGTTTCTGTAGGTGGTTTATATTGTGTTGTAGTTAATTTTGTAGAATTACTTATATTAAGACGATTTACTATGTCTTTTAAGATATCAGGATAATTTGTTATACCTGTATATAATTGAACAAATTTAATTACATTACCACATTCACCTGTTCCATGATCTTTAAAAAGTAATTGATTCGTTCTTTTACTATAAAAGATCCCAAATGATGGATTTTTGTCTTTTCGAAAAGGACTGTTATAGATCATTCCTACTTTAAATTCTCCAATGTATTTAGCATATATATCGTATTCTGTTACTTTAGATAATATCCAATCCAAAGTAATATCAGGTTGTTTTGTTTGTTCTCGCGAGTACATAACTAAATAATTTGGTTAGTGGAGTAGAGGGACGCGACTCCCTCTCACACTGTGTTTCAAGTTCTATCAATATCGCTTCATTACCCCGTTATAACACTGATGCAGAATCGAGCTGCCTTATCCAGAGCATTTTACGATTTACTATAAATACCTCCGCCTGTATCCGAGTTTTTATAAAAATATAAAAACTTAATGTTGCTTACCTTCTTCTCAAAATCGTAAAACTTATCTTTTTATCAATTGATTCGTGATAATTCCATGTACTTTTTATAAATTATGTATATATATCAACGCCGTGTTGGTATTTTACCTCATAATATTATAAAACATATCAGTGCTATTTATTTAATTTTCTTCTTCTTCGATTTCAAATAATTTTTGGATTCGTTTAATTGTTTTTTCGGAGCCTTCTGGAGTTAAAGCTTCGCCTGTTTGTATATAAACATTGGCTTTATTTTCATTAACCTTTCGATTATATGAATGTCCGTATCCAGAATTCATTCTAAATTTAGCATTCCAAAATTTAAACATCCAATATCTGAAAAACCAAGGAGATATCGCTGTTAAAACTTGACCTTTAATTAGAGGTTCTTCAAAATTTTTAATTACGACTTCTACAGATAATGTATTAATTTTTTCAAATTGACCATTTTTTTGTATATATCCAGGGTCTTCATTATCCGCATAAGCTACAATTTTTGTTCGATATCCTTTATCTTCTAGATAATCTACAATACGCATAGCTGTGTATGCACGGTTTAATAGTTGTTTTGAATTACACCAACAGTTTTCGCATATCGATACATAAAGTGTAATAAATTTTCCATTTCCGTTTCCATGAGTTCGGAAACGTTTTTTCATACAAGGTAGGCCTTCGATATAACGGTCATAACTCATATCATCACCATCATCTTCGGCAAACTTATATTTTCGTGAAGTACCTCCAAGGTTAAGTTCCTGTTCGATTTTCTTTAGTTTGTCTAATCCAATAGTATAACTGTACTTATATTTTTGTATTTCTTCATTGGTTAATCCTCTGAAGTCTGATGAGTCGTTATCGTTGATATCATTCCATTCGTATTTGGGAATTCCTTCTTCAACAATATCTGCTTCTCGATAAAAATCGAGAATAGATTCCATATTTATTTTTAAATCCATTATGCTGCGTCTTCAAAATCATGTTCAATTTCAAAATCATCATCTCTTAAACTGGATATAAAACTTTTAAGTTCGTTTGCGCTTTCTATAATACGTTTTTTATTAGTTTTATTTTCCAAATCAGTAAAGAATTTCTTAACAATTGCTTTTTCTGATTCAGACCAGTTAACAATCACAAGATCTTTCCAATCCTGAATACCGATATTTTTCATTCGGTTTGCTGCTTGAATCATTCGTGTTGATGCAATACGACGCAAAGCGTTTTGTTTAATACACTTACGAAGATTCCAAACATAATGTAATACTTCAGAATCAAATTTAGATTCGTATTCAGATGAATAATCAACTTCGATAATACCACCAACAAATCGGTCGATGGTTGAAGAGTCTAGCTGATTATTTGCAACATATTGTCGATCAGCACCATTTCCAAAAGTATTAGAAGTGGCAATAATAACACATTCGGGATTACGATGAACCAAACCGGTAGTAGTTTCAATTTCATCGTTTGCTAAAGCTGCATTCAATACCTGAGCAACAGCCGGATCAAGTGCAGTCATCTCATCAATAAGAATAATTGACTTCTTAGCATAGTATTCTGCAAATTTTGTTGATTCACGAGTAGGATATTTATAACCAACAAATTCTGTTGCAGAAGTACCAATACCACAAGAAATACATAAGTACGGTATATCTAGTTCTTTAGCAACATTACGTGCCATAGTAGACTTACCACATCCAGCCGGACCAACCATCCAGATATTATTCATACCAGATGAGATCAATTTATTTAACTTCTCTTCGGCTGTAAGAGAACTAAAATTGAACTGAATTTTCTTCAATTCTTTTTCTTTTTTAATTTCTTCTTGTTGCTTTTCAGCATCTTTTTGTTTTTTTTCAAGGAACTTCTTACGTGTTTCTTCTTTATCAAAATGTTCTAGAGCTTTTTGTTCAGTTTGTTTACGTTTCTGTTCCTTTTCGATTTTAATAATGTGTATACCACCTTGATTGCTCTTAAAGATGTTACCACAGATATCTTGTATAGTAAACACTTTGGATTTATTCTTACCAGTTTTTTCTGCTTTAAGAACCATAAAAATTCCTTGAGATTTTGTATTTTTATTGTTCTTACCCTGGTGTGCTGCGGTTCCATAGAAAATATCTCCTTCTTCCAAATCAGCCGGATTTAACTTATCTGTAAGAATATTAGATTTGTTTTCGGATGAGCTTTCACAAGATTGTGTACTTTCTGCACTGTCTCCAGATTCGGGGCAAGTATCGCTATCCCAATCTTTCGTATCAGGCGAGGTAGATTTTGGACATTTTGTTACTACTTTTGCTAATTTTTTGGGTTTTTCTGTTATTTCGATTTCTACCATATTGTTTTTTATTTTGAAATTAAAAAATAAAGGGAACCGAAGTTCCCTTTATATATTTTAGAATGGCAAATCACTATCTGCCGTTGCGTCCGTAGTAGTGGAAGTTGAGAATGTTACAGGTTCAGTAGAACTAACCACGTTTGTAAACGGTGTTGTAACTGTTACTTCTGTATCTGCTACAATCGGTTTTGTAATCATATCGTATTTAGGATCGATTTCGATCTTTGATTCTTCTTTAGGAACACTCATAGGTTCTACGAATGTACGACTAACTGAATTAGGAAGAGTAGTATAACCATTCTTATTATACACCACTTTTACTCTAAGCAAGATATTCTTATCTGCATTATTCAATTTGTCAACGACATAATTAGCAAAATCGATAAATTTTTCTCCGTTAAAATCAATTTCTTCATCTTTATAGAAGCACAACAATAACTGCAGCATACGCTTATACTGTTTATTCATCTGTTCCTCTAACTGTTCTGGACCTTTCATCCAAGAAGCCATTTGAGGTTCCCATTCAGTCTGAATTACTGTTTGTTCTTCTTCATTAGCCAAAGTAATCTCAAGAATAGGTTTACCATTCGGAGATTCTTTTACTAATGCTGATGCAAGATGTACATTTTCATTGATGCCAACAGGCATATATTTAGACTTATAATCTTCAATTTTAACGGCTTTTTCTTTACTATATCCCATAATATCTTAAATGTTTTTAGTTATTCTGGTAAAAATATTTTATCCCAATAAAATGTTAATTTATTATCTTCATCGCTTTCTGCGATTACGATTTTTTTGCCACGCAGATGTTCTGGGCGAGCTTCTCTTACTGAAGATTCACCACCTTCAAAAGAGATAATTGTCTGATTCTTTTTACGATAGACATAACCAATGGCATCCGCTTCTCCACAAAGTATATCACCAAGTTTTCCAGTAAGATCAAGAGTCATTTCATTCATTTCTTGTCCTTCTATATTGATCTGCCGATCTTTAGTATGTGCTACCAAAATCAAGGTTTCACATAAAGTACGAAACATGTCAATAACTTTTCTAACAGCTTGACGAATGTACATATATCCTGAACCATTTGGTAAGGTTCTGATATCTGTACCTTGGTAATTTTTACCCATAGGAGTTTGCTTATCATTTATATTCTATATAAGACGCAACTCTTATATACGTTCTCTTATGAACTGCTATATATCACTATATAGATTAGACTATATCATCATCTTTCGCTTAAATAGTGTTAAGATGTTCCGCGCTTCCATTACCATTAGCTTGTAATGTACTCTCTTTCGAGATAGTCGTTGAACTTTCATTATGAAAATTATTATAAATTTTATTGATTTTATCAATAAATAAATTTATTGGAAATTTATTTTTCATAATATTGCAAATTTTACAGCATGCTACACAATTTTCTTTTGTATATCCTTTTTTAGAATCTAATCTATCTATTCCCATTGCTTTTTCGCAATTACAATAATAGCATTTTTGGTCTAATAGATTTTTTAATTCTAAATCAGTTAATTCTATATTTATATTTCTCATTTTTGCATTACCTTTTATAGAATTAATTCGATCTCTATAAGATTTAGTATCTTTAATCTTATATTTTCGTTCTGCTGTTTCTTTTTGCTTATCTCGTACACAATGTGAACAAGAAACTGGTTTATAAGTTTCATTTCTTCCAAATATATCTGCTCTAACGATAGTTATTTGTCCACATCTATTACATTTACATTTAAAATAAGAACGTTTTATTTGTTTTATTGGATCGTATGTTTCATGATCTAATTCTATAACTGTTAAAACGCCTTTTGTCATTCCAATATATTTTTCTAATGTTTCTTTTTTCATAACGCTTAGCTTCTGATTTTCTTTCTTATAATTATTTATTATATATAATACGTAATTATAGGAAAGATGTTCCAGAAATTCACGGAATTTTACAATATGTATTTCTACATAAAGCTCCAAAACATTTAGAGAGTGATGGCATAACCCATACACATCTCTTCCAATCGAGTGGCATTATCGATTGTTATATATTTATAAGGATATTTACCAGTTTTCTGTATTTCTTCTTGTAATGCTTTTGCTATTTCTCCGAAATCGTTGATATTTCTAGCTTGAATTACCAACGCAGATAAATTCTTATAACCATTTTCCAAATCTATAATAAGATTAGAATCTAGTGCAGCCATAGCTGAAGATTTACCTGCTTTTGGTCTTCCAAAGAATATAACGAACCTCATTGAATTTTTACAAGGTAATGTCTTTTCTTTAGGTAGTACTAACATATTTGAAATGTTTTAGTACTTTACTAAAATAATCTGATAATGTCTGATAATATTTCTGGTAATGATTTAGTAAAGATAAATTTATTTATGCAGCTTCAAAAAAATTACAATCTTTATAGAGATTGATAATAATGTTTGTAGTTTCTTTATATTTCGGACTCAACAAAAAATTGTAGTTATCGAGATTGAACGGAATAATTGTGTTTCCAATCTGTACAAAATTCTGATATACACGAACCGGTTGACCATTAAGCATATAGTCATAACCGCGATCACGAAGATAATCATAGTATTCATCTGCATACTTACGCAGTGTATACATTGCTTCGTTAATGTCCACATAATCGTAATGTTTTACTTTATACGGACGAGGATAAAACAATTCCTTAATATCATTGAGGTTCTGCGGGTTCCAGAAACGACGGTTAAATGCCGAAATATACGGCTTTTCATCTAGAATAAATATCAACCGATCCTTCGGACCAATATAATCTACACTATGCAACTTATCGTTTTCGTCATTATGCCATTTAGCAAACGGGAACTTTTCGGCAATAGCCTTCATGAATTTTGACTTAAATGTATTATTTTTGTCAACGTTTTCGCTAGGAAATCCAAGAGTAAATTGTTTCATATATTCAGCCTTTAAAATTGTTAAATACTACTTTTTTTGGTTCTGCATCAAGATTTATTTCTGCTAAGTTACCATATTTTAGCTCGTTTTCAAACGGAATAATACATGGCTCTCCTTCTCTTACTTTAAGCAAATGGAGATAAACTTTATTTTTAACAGGTAAACGATTCACTCCGTAATATTGCAGAGATAAAATCTCTGGTCTATTTAGAGCCATAACATAATCACTTGCTTGAAATATTGCATCTGATGCTGCTAAATCACTACGCATAGGATAGTGAGTTACGGGATTATTAATTCTTTCAGGAGTTTCAATATTACGATTCATCTGTGAAATCTGTATAATACATGTTTTGTATAGTTTTTTAACACGTATAAACATTTTCTGTAAATCAGTTAATACTGTTCTTTCGCTTCCATCACCTTCTACTAATAGAGTATGGTCTAATACAACGATTAACCATTTATCTCCTGTAGCGATATGTTCGCGATAGTATTTTATTGTTTCTTCTATTTTATCAACGGTCATAGGAGTATCTACATAGTAAATTTCCTTTTTTGATAGTTGATTAGCCGTATCTTCTATCTGTTGATAAATTGTATCAGTTATGTCTTCGTTTGAACTATAAAGTTCATTAGTAGTTAATCTCATTTTATTAGAAATAAGTCTACCTACGTTACGATAACTTAACATCTCGTAAGAGAGATTTAGAATAACAATATCCTGAGTAGGATTAAGATCAATTAAATCATTTGTTATCGTGTTTACAAATGCACTTTTACCAGTACCAGAAGTACCAGCAATAGTATAAATCATATTGGGTTCAAAGAAACATACTTGATTGAATTTATTCCATCGTGTCTTTAACGATACGATTTTATGTTTTCTTCTATCATCTATATACTTTAAAGTTTCTTTCGTTACTTCAGCAATAGATTTACCAATTATTGGATTATTTGAGGTCGTATCCATAATTACAACCTCCTTCCGTATTATACTGCATTTGTTCTTCCATTACTTCCCACTCTCTTTGAGTGAGCCATTTCCACATAGTTTTCATATAACCTAATTTACCTGTCATCATCTTATCATCGATTTCGTATTTTAAACAATCACATATATGTTCATGCATTGCTTTAGATTTACCGATAATTCGATTATATTCTTTTCTACATTTATTTAGATTTGTACGTAGAAAACCTTTTGTTCCGTCAGGTCTGGTTACATAAGCTGGAAACAAATTATAAAATTCATCAAAGTACGATGATTCGCTTCTTAAATGACTTTTTAATTTGTCTGTTACTGTGTAGATTTGAGAATCATCCTCAGTAGTACAGGATATCAAGTCTTGGTCGATTAAACCTTGTATTTCAGATTCACTAATTCGGCTGAGAAACTGGTGAATGTCTTGATTTTTCGTTTGATACTTTCCATTCAAACACAAGGTTAAAAACACTAATTGATTAATTGTTATATTCCCAATATCAAATAATGATGTATCTAATTCTAATATCATAAGTGTAATAATTACTTACAATTATCGGAACTGATATTATCTGATATTTATATTTAGAATAAAGATAATTGTTTGGTTTTAAGTTTATTTATTATTTTATTTGCTTCATTGATGTAATATCTATAATTGATTTTTGGATTTTCTTTGATTTTATCAAAGTTATTTAGTAAAGTAACACCAGATGCTGTTAGCATATTCTGATATTTCTTTACTCCGTTTTCCATTTTCCATTTATATAGGAAATATCCATCAGTTGAAGCATAAAATCTATTTGTCCTTTGCTGTTTGATGTTGTTATATTCTACTGTCCATTGTCTTCCTGTTTTTTCAGACATTAAAAAGTCTTTAATATCTGTACAGGATTTAATAAATGTTTCAGTACTAATTCCTTTTAAGAAATAAGCTTCTACAGCTTTTGGAATAATTTTAGGAGTTAATCCTTTTCCTTCTATTACTTTAGTTAAGAAACAACCTTTTTCTTTAATGTCATCATTGTCTTTTACACCAAAGTAATCATTAACAGCTAATTGATAGAAAGATTTAAATTTTTCTTCTTCCAATTCAAGACCTGTTAAATTTTCCCAATCTTTAAAGATTTGAGTAATTTTATCATAATCGGCTTTTTTACATTTGAATAATATACCATCAGTATTTAATTGTATTATTTCACAATTTAAATCTAATAGTTTTTCTGTTAGCATTAAAAGTAATAATTGACCATTTATTCTAATACCCATTACAGAAGTAGGATCATAACACCAACTAAATTCATTTTGTAAGTTTCCTGATAAACCATTTAATGCAAATTTTAAAGTTTCATTTGTAACTTTATCACCTCTATGTTTTGCATCTAATCTTCTAGTACGTATATCACTATATATTTCTTTAAATTCTTTTCCAAGATGTCTTGGATAAAAATCAAAGTTTAGCAACATACTTGGATATAGAGATGCTACGTCTGCATCAATTAATAGTTCATCTTCATTTGGTATTATTATTTCTGAGTCATTAATAGTATGAATACCACCAACTCCTACAGAAATTACTCTGTTTCCTAGTAGAAACATTTTTTCATATCCTTTTCTACCTGGAGAAACTACTAATTCTTTCATTTCTGAAAGTAATGATTGTAGTTCTGGTAATTTATAGGAAATAAAAGGTAATATAATATCTTTTAATGCAATCGTATCAGCTGGCGAACGCATATCTTTTAATACGTTCCAAGGAATATGTGTTTTACGCATATATTCTTCAGCTAATATTTGCATTCCAATGTTTACACCGTCTTTACTTAAGCATTTTATATTATACGAATCTTCAATTTCTAATCGAAGTTTTATATCTTTTTGCTTTCGTTTTAATAATTCGTATGTAGACATAACATCATTGATATTATAATCTATCATAGAATCAATTTCACTTTCATCTAACGGTGCTTCCCAATCATGATTATATTCTTGTACATTTTTATACATCATTGTTATTTGCATTTCTTTTAAAGAAACGCGTAATTGTTGACTAAACATCATTGTCAACAAATCTAATGTATAAAAATTATTGGCATATTTCCATCTTTTCCACCTTTCAATATTATCTTTATCGGTTGTAATAACTTTTGATAAATTAAATATTGATTGACAAATAGTGTAATATGAATAATTAGAATTAGAGAAAAATTCAATACAATAATTGATTATAGGGTTATCATAATGTATATTATTATATCCTACTAAATATATATTAGGTTGAAGAAAAAATTTACACATTTCTTGTATATCATTTCTTCTTATTGAACATTCGAATTTATGTAATTCTTCTGTTTCTGTATTTAGTAAAGTACAATGGAATACATTTCTGAATACTTCTATATCGTATACGTATGCTACTTTATCTCTAATTTTCATAATCTAAAAATTTTTGGGACTCCTGACGGGATTCGAACCCATAACCTCTATCTAGTATCTCTCGATTACGAATCAAGCGCTCTATCCAGTTGAGCTACAGAAGTCAGTAAGTTTATGCTGCGCAATTTACCATAAGCATTAATACATTATTTTTTCTGTCTTTAACACTTATATGATGATAATTAACGTCTTTAGATAGTTCTCTATTCATACTAGCTAAATAATTAACTTCAGGTAAATTAGAAACGCATTTAACTAGTGTAGTTTTTAATTTTTGTTTTACACTAGTATAATGAGTTTCTATTTTATACAACATATTCTTTGAATTTTTAAGCTTTAAGCTTGATTTATAAGCTTTTAGCTTATAAGACATGTTTTCAATGTCTATTAAATGTTTAGTATCTTCTGCACATTTTTTTAAAATTTGCATAGATTTACTCTTTTGTGAATAAGCTTGTTCTATAAGTTTATAGTGATATTCACCAAAAGGACGAGATTTAAGTCTTTCAGACTTACTTAGTCTTACTTTATTTTTAATTGGTAATCTTAAATAGGATTTACCATTTTTTGTTTTGTGATATCTTATCTTAGCTAAGGATGCTTTAAGCGTCCAACGAAATCTCCATACTAATCTGGATATGATTGTATTACGGCGTTTTGTAAGTATATATTCGTACATATTATTTATTGATTAAATTAAAGAAAACCCTCTCTATTTCTAGAGAGGGCGCTGACACACCATGAGTTTGCAGTTTATGCTGCAGTTGCTAAATCGTCATCTTCGAATTCAGCATTTTCATTGAATTCTTCAAGTTTACGGTTAAGTTCCGTAATCTTCAGATCCATATCTTTGATTCGAGCACTTACCCAATTAAAAGTTAGTACTTCTGTCTTGGACAGATTCTTTTTACCTTTACTAGCTTTTAATTTAGGATTAATTGTATGCTCTTTTCGCAGTTTCATGAGTTTAACTTTAACTTCCTTTAACTCAGAAAGATAGAAAATGTCGTATTGGATATTATCTTTGGATAAATCCTTAAGATTTTTAATACCCATATTGATACAAAGAGTTTTGAGCTTTGCCATAGCTCGCTTTTGTCCCATTTCTAGGATTTCACTATACAATTGTTTCAAATCGTAGTTACGAGTATAATTACGATTTACTACATTTTCTACATAAATAATATTCCAGTACTTAGTAATGTTACTAGATAAAAAGTCACGTTTTTGAATAAGATTTTTTGCTTTTGATTTCATATTGTTTCTTGATTTTTAATTGTTAATAACTAAAAACCATGTACGAAATCGTTTACCTAGTCTCCCTATCTGTATCGAAACAGCATCCTACCCGATTTGGGCTTATTCTCTAGGATTTCATTTATTTATGTACCTTAGTACACGTATTAGGGAGATATGTACAGCATTTTCCATCCCACATGCTGTACGTGGAATTTTTATAAAAGAGAATACGATTTCTTTTCCAACCCACAGAAATCATATTATGTTTTAAAAAGTTTTAATTGTTATTTACTATTTGAAGTTAAAATTGTAATATAATCTTTCCAACCCACAATTATTATTACATTTCTACTTCAAGTGGAATTTTCAAACAATTTCCGCCAAGATCTGCATAGACTTGACCGACATATCGTCTAGGTTTACCAGAATTTCTTCTAGCATAGGCATCAACGTCTTCTCCGCTAATACACTTTGAAGACAACGCACTATCTTTAACATACATCATAGCATATACTAAGAGCATGTCAATGATATTTTCTTTTTTATCTGCGGCGATAACATTATCATGAAATTCTTTAAGAAATTCAAGCATGTCATCGCGGTTTATTGTTCCACAATAAGCTTTTGCAATTCTGATAGATGCTTCTAAAAACGATATCGTGAACTCAGAATTAAAAATTCGGTTTTTCCATCCCATACGACTTCTTCCAAGTACAACATCACCGTTTTCATTAATCCGTATAGTACCTGCTTTAACTCCATCCAACGTAAAGTGTGGTACTACAATAGGATCTTCTAATAGTAATTGCATTTTCTTTATGTGAAAATGACTAACTCCTGACATACTTATTACAGATTATTCATAACTTTCATATAGTTGTCAAGATTTGTCTTCTCGGTCTTGTTAAGAGTTTCGAGAGACATAGCCTGATTGATCAGTTCCTCACTAAACTTAATGAGATCCTGACGGTTAGTTTCGTTCAACTGTTCAACTACTTCGTTTACCAGCGATAAATCTGAGAAGAATCTAACTTTGCCTTCTTCTTCCCATTCACGGATAGCGTTGTTAACATCGTCACGAGTTGCTACAACGACCGCATTTGGTTCTTTACTTAACGGGAAGGTTAACTGCTGTGAATTGTTGAATACAATTACCGGCTTTCCGTTAGAAAGTTTGTCCAGAGCGATACCTGTGATCATGAATGATTCGGTAAAATACTTTTTAATTGGCTTATAAGTACACATTTCTCCAGACATCTTCTTTTCTTTGTAGCGAAGATCGAGATTATCGGATTTTACACAACAAATCTTTGTTCCCATCAAAGATTTAAATACTTTCAACGTTGCAGCGTGCTGCAATACTTCCTGTTCTGTAAATTTAGAATTGATTTCTGCCATAATTTTAAAATTTCAAATGTTAAAAACTAAGTTAATTAAAAGAATTTTGGAGTTCTCTACTATTGATTAACGTCTGAATTCGTTCATTTTTATATAAAAACTACAAAATAAATCAATTAGTTTTTCTTCGATATGAACTCCAAACAACAATAGATATTGGCTGTTAATAATTTAGATATATTATAATATACTAGACGATAAGATATTTCTTTATCATTCAGCATTCCCCGTAGGACTTTACTCATTAGACAGATGAGTCAACTGTTCTTCTATTATAATATTTATAAATTTCTGATATCGTTAATATTATTAGAGAAACATTGTATAGCTAGTTATACCAGGATGCGATATAACAGGACTCCAACGGTAGGAGATATATACCCTTAAATATACAAATTAAATTTCAATATAGTATTAACTTAAAAATGATAATGTTTCTGGTAATTTTACTGAGAATTCCTGTTTACGTAAGGAGTACGGTGATTCTGATTATTTAACGAGCCTAACAGTATCCCTTTACAACGTGCTCGGTATATTGATATAGTTCAGTTATACTCTGCTTAAAACCTGTATCGTTGGTGTACGGTACTTTTTTGTTGAAAAATGTTACCAAAAACCCTGCGTGTACTTACGACTTTGTTCTTATTCTGCATACTATTTGGGGATTTCCACAAAGTAATTATCAAAGCTGCTGATGTTTCGCAGCACCCACTTTAACTTTTACTTATACCCTCAGCTCTTAATGAAGAGCATCAGCGAACCTACTAATATGAGTTGCGGCTCATAACTTTCGATTTATTGCAATAGTGTTATACAGTCGTGGGTGGAGAGTATTGTATCCGATAGCTAAATGCGTAATACTTAATACATTCCATTGGACTTCCACATTATTTTAAAAGTTATTACTTATTTTAATTATACCTTAATTTAATTTATACTCTAGTCAAAAGTAATGACATCTCATTAACAATGCTGAGTATAGAATTAAACGGAATATTTCTCTGGTACTTAATACATTCACTGTTCAATATGCTGGAGTGCATATCAATTGCTCCCGTATACAGCTATTAAGATTGCTGTGGCACTTGTCTAGATTAAGAATCTCAGTCTAGCCCTGAGAAGCTAACTTCGTATGAATAATTTATACTGTTCATTATTCAGCTCGAAATAGGGTTATTGCGCCCTTCATCCGCAAGTTACTGTCATAGTCTGTTGCAAAGCACTCTAGACATTATAGTGGTATAGTAACATCGACCACTTTCGTTTTATTTATACTTGACACACACGATCCTTCTATAAGAAAGATTGAAATCTTGCAATTTCCTTATTATTTTTCAGATAGCTAAGTACTGGTTAACTTAGCATTACGTTGGAATTTAATCTTACAACTGATTTTTATACCTACAATCTAAAAAGATACGCAATTTACTAACTCACTTATTATAATAATAGTGCTATATAAATAAAACTGAAATACCTTCATACATATGTTTTTAACTGGCATTGTCATTAACTTTGCCATCAACTTCAGGGGTTGGACATATGGAACACTATATTCAGTATATTTTTATCGTTTACATGACCGAAAGGAAGGTTTGGAGCCTACCTAGGATGCTATTCAATCCTGATTTAAGAACTACGACTAACAGTTTGGAGCTGTTAGAAGATTTTTATCCTTACGCCCTTTGCGCAAGCTGCAGCGAGTTGTTTGCATCCCTTTTTGATACATACTTTGATTAGTACGCGGATGCTAGGTCAACAACACCTATTGATTTGTTTGTTATATTACTCTGCTCAGAATATAACGCGTCTTCAATATTAGATAAATCGCCAATCGGTTCTCATTTATATAATATCGTGGGCTATACACGCTGACCCACTTTCTTACTAACTTTTCAGTCCTCAACCATTAATAGGACATAGTAAGCTATTATAACTTCGTTTACTTAGTGTAGTGGTAGCTACATCTCAAGCCTCCGTTATTCTGTAATGGTACGTATACAATCTCCTACATTGTATACTGTTCTCTTTATTGATTAAAGATTGAACTTACTAGATTCGCTAGCACGACAAATTTAAGAACTAATTAATAATCGTACAAATGATTTATTAATTAAGTTCTATTGTTTTTGGCATTTCGAACTTCGGACTTACAACTGTCTTTCTTTCTTTTGCCAAAGGAAATTCTCGCCTAATAAGATAAACTGGCTCTTTTACAACAAGAGTTTTGTATCTTACGACAATACTGTCCTTTTGGTTAATATTAACATTAATCTCTCGTTCGGTATCGTTGACAGCAACTTTACCTTTCTTAAGATCAATATTAAGATTAAAACCATTTGTTACGTTAGGTACGATGACCTTCGGTATTACAACAGGCTTATTTCCTGCTGTAGCGGTATTTACGAAGCTTGTGCTCCATCCAATAACTCCGCTTATAAGTATCACTAGAATTGTGATAATTCCTTCAAATCGCCTCATATTTCTTACTTTTTAGGTTCGTTATATAAGGTTACTTTGTCGATGTCACGATAACCATTGGAAATCTCTTGCATTTTTGATTTTAACAGTTTATCACCTATGTCTGTGCCATAGGTATCATGTAAAGCTTTCATGATCTTTTCACAGTTAAAATTGTCACTCGTTTTGGCAATTCCTTTCACGCTTGGTACCTCGATCGTGATTTCTTTGTCTTTCTGAGATGCAATTAATTTGTTGATAATTTCGTCATTCATCGAATTAAATAAACCGTTCCAAGGTTTGATTGCTTCATCAAATTTCCTTGAATCATTCTTTCCTTTGGAAATTATTACTCCTCTTGCGAAGAATAACCTTCCAATGTTTATAAGTTGCTTATCATCATATGCTTGCGCAAGATGATTACGTAATGCTGCGTGAGCGTTGAAGATACAATCATTCTTAACAACAGCGCCATAGATCATACGAGCGTATGAATTCAGCAACAAGTTGTCTGGAATTTCGGTAAGGATCTTCTGAAGAATTTCTGCAGGAGTACTCTTATCCATTTGATACGCTTTCTTTGCGAATGAAATCGTATTGATAAGGTTCTTACCCATACCTTCATGCATGTTTAAGATTGTTTCCATTGCCTTTACGATTTGTTCGTTATCCATTTCTGGATTATATTCGGGCAATTCTTTTGCAACTTTAGTATGCTTTGACGCTTCCAAATCCTTTTTGGTTTGTTCCGGCATCTCTTCTGCAAACTTCAATTGCAACTGTCCTTCATTTTCTTTTGAAGGAATTCCTTTCACGTTCATTCCAAAGTAAGTCTCAAGACCTTCGGAAATCATGTCGAAAGCTGTTTTATTTACTTCAATTCCGGCTTCACCGAAATCAAGTTTGGTCTGTTCGTTCCAGTGGATAAGATTTGCGAGCATCATCACATTGAACTGTTCGTTCATTGCTTTCCTCAACTGTTCCGGTACGTCCGAATTAATTAAATACTGACTGTGAACAAGTTTCATCAAATCCACACAGTGGTTTGCATCAATACGATCACCTTTAGCGATCTTAGAAATACAAATACTCTGCATTCCTGTTACTCCTGTTTGTACAGTCGGAGTAATCGGTTCTGCTGCCACGTCTTCTACTTTTTCAGTAGGTTTCTTGTTGGCTTTTGGTTTTGGTTTAGATTCCGGTTTCTGTTCAGGTTTCTGTTCAGGTTTCTGTTCCGGTATCTCCTTGTTTTCAGGTTTTTCTACTGCGCCTTCCGGCTTTGTTTCGTTAATTACTGTTACTTCGGGTTTTTCTACTTTAGTTGTTTTTGCAGACTTTGCTGCTGGTTTATTTTTCTTACTCATTTTGATAATGTTTTAAAAATTAATACTTGATAGTTGATTAAAAGGGTGACTTATAAAAATTCTAAGTTCTTTCAACTATCGTCCTCAATCTCGGTGTTTAAACAAGCTTCATAAATCGGTGATTCATTTTCAGTAATTACGGTGTCACTTTCAATTTCCTGACTCACAACATTAATGTTCTGCTGATCGATAGCTTCTCCGTTTACGTCGAAGTTTGCATGATTAACAGAATGTTGTGTGGGATTTTGAACAGCAATTACTGCTTTAGAATCCGATTCTGTGTCAATTAATTTACTCTTGACACAGGAAGCTGCCACAAACGTAGCTAATGCATACAGACAAAGTCTTGTATACACACGATGATCTTTATAAATGCGCGCTATTACAAAGATAATCATGACTACTAAAAACATAGCGATTAAACTAATCATGTAGCAACTGGTTAAGTTAAACAATTTGGTTAATTTTCTCTCTGAGCTTCTGTCGAGCCTTGTTTAAGAGGCTTTTCACGGCAAACTCATTAATGTTGAATTTTTCTTCGATTTCCTTATAGGATAAACCGGAGATACGAGCTGTTAATAAATCTCTATATTTCTTCTTTAGAGTGGGTATTGTGTCATTTACGATTTTAATCTTTTCTGATAGAATTAATTGTTCTTCTGGACTCTTTTCACAATTTCCTAATTGAATTTTACACTCTTCATCATCAATATAGTTATTTAAAGACTCGTTTTTATATTTACGAATGTAGTCTATTGCAGAATGTATTGCAATTGTTTTTAACCACATTTCGAATGAGATATGATTTACATATGATTCTAATTTAGAATAAGCTTTTGTAAACACAATTGATGTTAAATCATCACTTGCATCTACATTTTTAACAATATTATAAATAGTAATCCAAATAGTTGGTTTATATTTATAATATAATTTGTTAAAAGCTTTTTCAGAACCATTTTTTGCTTCTTCAACTAATTTAATAATTTCTGCATCCATAGGCTTTTTAATTTAGTGGACTACGGTCAATCCAATGACCGTAATCCTTTTCAGAATGGTAATTGCGCTATCATTTTTACATAATATTCGAAAATTGCTCTACGTCTTTCGTAATATACTTCATGCAATTGTTGTACCCATTCTTCTTTTTCTTCTTTTCTTACGTCTAGTTTGTAAATCATATTTGTAGCGATTCTTAATCGTACAAAATCTGTATTACAATCTGGACGTTTCTCATTTTCTAGAATTTCTATACTTTCTGCAAATAGTTTTCTATTAATCCATTTGTTTACTTTTTCTATTTGATTGTTTCGTAAACATTTTAATCGTAAAGATTCAGGTAATGTTTTTTGATCTTTAGAAAAACTATTAGCATATCCTAAGAATTCTAATACGTATTTACCAGATTCATTAGGTGGTGTTTGGTGAACCATATCTAATGAAAACTGGTATTTTTTTGGTAACAATTTGTTTATTTCAAAAACAATTTGTTTCATTACGCTAGCTTTGGTTGAAGTCTTCGAATAACTTCGTTAAGAATAAATTTTCCTTGATTGATGGAGAATTTTTTCTCTGTTTTCAACCAAATTACAAATTTTGACTTAGCGCGGTCGATGTCGTTGGTCCAATTGATGAATTCTTGATACTTGTTCTTGAATTCTTCGTACTCTTCATCTGTGGTTGAATTTCCGTCTTCTTTTCCTTTAAAAGATTCCAATCCTCCTTTGTTGTATACTGAGTCACTTACTGCAGGCTCATAGAATACATAATTTTCTGGATATGACATAATGTCAATAATCTCAGTGGAGTTTAAAGCTAATTCAACGATTTTACCTTTATTATAGAAGGCATTTAAATCAATCGCTGTAGTTACTTCAAGCATTGGAGCTTTTCCGGATAAACGTATCAGTACGTTTGTTTCAGGACCTTGCGCAATATATACGCCTTTTTGTAATTCTTTCATAATTTTGATAATTATTTTCTTAATTCTTTAATTTTTTCTTTCATTTTTGTAACAGCTATCATTGCTGTTAATCTGTCAACTTTTAATTCATTGACAACTGCTTCTACTAAATCAGAATCATTTTGATGAATTTTAGCTAATTCAAGAAAATGTTTTCTTTCTCCTTCTTTAGTCCATTTGACATATTGTACCAGTTCCATATTATTGATATTTATTTTCTTCAACTAATATTTCTGTCCAAATGTCGTACCAGTTAACACCATCAATATTGATGTATTGACCTTGAAAACAGTTATAAATTTGTGTATTCTTGAATAAATGTTGAATTCTCCAAGTACCTAAAATATAACCTCTTTTCCCACTAGTCATCTTACTACCTTTCATATAATCAGGTAGAGAAAGATAACAATATTCTACAAACTTGTTAATAAGTTTGTGTTTCTTTAAGATTGTTTCCCAGCTTTGGGGAATTTCTCTTCTAATTCTTTTTCTAAGTCCGGACATAATTTTACATTTTAATGATTTATATCTATTATTTGATTATTTATAACTATTTTATCCCATCCATCAGATATTTTTCTTCTTCTTAACCAACCGTATACGTGTATATGTAACATTAAGTCAAACGACATTAATTCTTTAAATACTCTTTTATTATTTTTAAATCCTTCTACAAGATACGATTGTTTAATCATTATACAATCATTAGGTTTACAAAAACTAGTTAACGGGATAATTTTTTTCTTTTTATGTCTTCCTCTATTCATCAGGTTTTTTCCAATGTATTGTGTTAGACATATTGATTGCTTCACGTAAATCATTTAATGATTCGATTACACGATTACATTTTTTGTATACTTCACTAGATAATGTACTATTTCTGATTTGTGTAATTTTAATAATCATGCTAACAGATTGCATAATTGCATGATTTCTTATTGTTGCTTTTTCTTGATTTTTTGTTCTTTCTCTTGACATAATTTTATTGATTAAAAGTTTAGGAGTAGTAGCGGGATTCGAACCCGCATTTTCTCTATAATATAGAGATGACTTCTCCGTTAGTCGACTTTACTCAAAATCACTTTTCTGTTTCTTGGTAGTGAGACACCTTAGACACTCATATCATGCTGCGATACGAGTATAGTCAGTTACGAAATGTTTGTCATTTCTTTTTAATACGACCTATTCATTACATCTTATCGCTAATCAAAGCCAAATAGCCCCAAATATACCGTTCAAAGATTTAAGAACTTGGCGCACGGTATAACACGATCAAAACCCTAGTTACTGCATTGCTTTGTAATTTTGAGTAGCCCATCCCCACCACTACTCTAATTTTTTTGTCCCTTGCGGTTCGGATAGTATAATCACGTTTATTTTTACATGGTGCAAACGTGAAACATTTTGAAAACACTACAAAACCATAATAATTTTATTGTATTATGGACGTGGAGCTAGAGGGAGTCGAACCCTCGTCTTAACGATTGTATAATAACCTAACAGTCATATTTAGGATAAATAGTTTATAATCCAAACCTTCCGCCGGTTAACTGGAGCACTGAATAGAAATGATTTATTCTATCTCACGTCTAAGGTAGCTTCATATATAGGATTCGAACCTATCTCTTAAATTATAAACTATTTTAGTAGTATAGTATCCGATCAAAGATACTATACTTAAAAAATAGAAATTCTAAAGTAATGTCATATTAAATTTATTCCGATTTTCTGTTTCCATAAGAATTGAATAAATTAATATGATGACACAAAGGTACTCATTACTTTAGAATTATAAGAAATGCTTTGAAAACTATCAATGTATAGCAAGTGCTCAACCATTTCTGGGACTCATTGAACTATAAGCATAAAAGCATTCATTGACTACATTGATTGTTTAAAGGTTTTTTCGTCCTTGGACTAGTTAGAAGGCCCCTCTTCTATACGCCATACATCATTGATACTAAGATACGAGATGTTCTAACATGACCTTTAAAGCATTAGTCTAGCATAAATTTTATCCACTATACTGACATAAAGTACGGATAGTTGATGTTAATTCATCGTAAAAATATCATAATACTTATACTTTCTAGGCCGCTAAGCCGCACTCGTAACTTGATTATAATATTTTTTAAAACGTGAAATAAATTACAGTTTTAGGATAGTTCGTAATTACCAACCACGGACAACTTTACGATACGCAGAAGGATTGGCTGTTTCCAGATTTTCACAAGCTTTACTGAATTCCTTATCCGATTTACGAATAGCTTCTTCATATTCGTTCTGAATCTTTTCAAGATTCGCCTTGTGTTCTTCAGTGTCCAATTCACCATTCCGGTATTTCTGATTTTCTTCGGTGCGTTTCTTCAAACGAGTTGCATGAGCGTCTGTTTCTGCACGTTTCTTACGGAGTTGTAATGCTTCATACTGCTGTCGACAACTGTCTTCTGACATCTGATTCTTTGCTGCGTTTTTCTTTTCATTACGGATACGTTCTTCTTCTTCTTTTTTGATTTCGTCCATAATTTCTTTGTTTGGGCGAGAGAATCCGTCTACCGATGCACATGCGTCATCTTCTACTGCCATCATACACATTGTTCCTAAGATCATTCCGAAGTTTTTCATAAAATGTTTCATAATTTTGAAAATTTAAAAAGTTAGTAAATATTGATTATTAAAAAAGATTTGACGTATTAAATACATCTGATTGGGATAGAAATATCATTTTTCTTTGATAAATCCTTAATTTTAGTATTTAACATATTGCGATAATGCTTAGTATTTTTGTTAAATTCCATAGCATTAATACATCTACGATAAACACCTATTAAATGTTTAGTTTGTTTTTTATTCATAAGTTGTTTTTAGAAAATACATGATGATTGAATTTTTCCAAGACTCTCTTTATTAGAGAATAGATGTGTAAATGAAAATTCTGACATTGGAATACCTTTTCTATTTTCGTATTCTTTTGTAATTTTTACGTCTACTGTCACCCAAATTAAACGATTTTCTTTGTTTTTTAATAATAATCGTACTTTTTTGTTAGGTAGTTTCTTTTCTTTTTTCATGATGTTACATTTTAAAAAGATGAGGAGAAGATCTCCTCATCTCTGGGGTTGTCCACCATTTTTCAATTATCCGGGCATTAATTTTTAATTTTTTCTTGTTTTTTAAGAATGAGTGTGAACTCAAACAAATTTTCATTTGCAAGAGGCAGCAATACGTCTAATACTGAAAATAGATTTACTACATTTTCAGGGCGTACCGTAGTTTCTTCACCGTTTTGTAATTTTACTTTATATACATAACCTTTTTCTCCTGTTACTTCCGAAGATATGATTTTTGCAATAGTAAAACTACTACGGTCATTTCCATTTACAATGGCAACGTTTTCGTTTTCTTTGAATTTAATTTCCTCAACAATTTTTAAATTTGTGTGAGGCATATTTCCTTTTTTATCACACCAAACGTTGTAGTCTTCAGTTGTTTTGATACAAACTTCAGATTTGTAAATTCCGTTTTCTTCACCAATCCAATTTACCACACCAATTGCATGATGATACGGTAAATAAAATTTTTGTCCAATTGTTAACATTTTTCTTTTCTGTTATAAGGTTTCATTTTATTATGTTTTACCTTTTTAGGTTTAGTCTTATCTTTTAAATAAGAACTATCTTTGTACGTCTTTCCCATTATCTCATTATCGAAAGAGTGTTTTTAATTGTTTCTATTACAATTTCATAATTGTGACTTTCAATGTATTTTTTATTTACATCGATTTTATATTCATCAATTAATGATTCAAACAATGCTTTGACGTTACTGGTTTTCATTCCAAAACCATATGATAAATGAGAATAGAAATTGCTCATAAAAGCAATTTGAGGAATATTGTTTGGATTTCCGCAGCATTTTACGATATGATCAATGCATTTCATGAAATCGTTTTTCATGCTTCTAATCAGATCGTTTTCTAAATCTGTTTCATCTAGTATGTTAACTTTTGTAGTGAAGTTTAATTTTTCACGTAATTGGTTAAGTCCTTCTATGAATGGAGCTAACTCTACTTCTTGAGGAAGTGCAAAAATAATTAATTTCATGTTAATTTTCGTTTTTAAATTTATAATTATGTTTATGATAATACATACCGCATCTTGAGCAATATGTACGATCTTCAATTCGTACTAGTTTACTTACATCTTTTGGATGATCAGTAACCCATTTGTGTCCTTCTTCAAAACAAATTTTTTCAAGATCTTTTTGTATCTTTGAGTCATCATCTGTTTTGATTTGTGTACATTTCTTTAGAATGTAACACGCTACTTTGATTAAAAGTTTTTTGATCTTTTTCATTTTACATAGGCATTTTGTTTTAATTTAACAATAAGTGACGGAGCCAGGCATATCTGGATTTGTATGATTTAATCAATATGCTGATTTTAAATTCTACAGACAAGAATTTTAAAGTAAAGCAAACTAGATTATAAAATGTTTTTAATTACCAAATAAGTTTTAATACATTGTTGAATCGGTATACTTGATTTTTACTCCCGCACGATCATAATATATGGATACGCACAATATAAAGCTTTACAATCCACTTTTTCTTTATAAAGTGTAATATTACTTACGCCCCACAAGTTTGTCATCTTCTGACGGAGTAAAATATTGTGAATATACCGCGTTTCACAACGGAGTATATTCTGTAATGTCAAAAACATGTTAATTAAATAAATAAAGAAGGTAGAGTGGCTACTTCCTTGATGTAGATTGTATATTGTTAGATTGTTTAGAAAGTAATGTGTCAGGTTTACTCTTGCTAGGAATAGTATCTGGTTCTCTTTCAATTTTACCTAATTTCCTACTTTCTTTTATAATTTTTACTATATCATCATAGTGTTTCCTATTATTGATATAGTTTTCTACAATCATTTGTTTAAAAATGTTCCTCATTTTAGGATTGTATAAATCCTTTTCATAGTAAACATCATCAAATGTGTCGTTTAAATGTACAACAACACATTTGTATGTTTCTTCGTCCATTGCTTGGATTACACTGTCGTTATATTGTGTATCCAGTTCTATTGCTCGTAAGGTCATTCCGAAATGAGATATGCTCATTGTCGGTTCTTCGACTACGATAGAATCTTTTTCAACTGTTGTTTTTCTCGGATTGGTACATCCAGCAAGATTCATAAGTGCAATACCGACTATCAATAAGCCGATGATAAACACTAATACTTTACTCATTGAGTTTAAGTTAAATTTTTTCATTTTGATAATGGTTTAAAAAATGTAAGGTGATAGCCAAATTAATAAAGTATGGATTACATAGTAGGCTAACACAAATACTATGCAAAATCCTAAGTTGTTTTCAAACTTTTCAAGGAATTTCTGAATTCCTTTTTTCTTTTCCGCTTTCATAGCCTTCTGTGTAAAAATCAATACAAGTAATAATAAATACGAATACAAGATTCAAAAAGACAATGTCAACATTATATTGAGCTGCTTTGTCGATTAAATCTTTGATGAATTGTACATCATACTTGTCTAATAGTGCAGGGTTAGCTACTAAAGCAAAGCTTAACATGATGTAAGCTCCTAAAATGATTTGTAAAATAATTTTCATAAGTCTCTAATATTTTTTATAAGTCACCAATTTCATTTTTAAAATCCTCACACTCGTACGCTACCACTCTTGTGGCTGTAATCTTGTGTGAGGATTTTATGGATATTTTATACTCTTATCCTTGAGTTCTTTCTACGTAGAATATTTCCACTCCTCATTCAAACGATTTTACAGGCTTGTGACTGTCAATGGCTGAGTTAGAAATATAATAATAAGTAGTATAAACTGCATCAGTTAAGTGCTATTTACATGGACCTACCAAGACTATTTACTTATTATTTTCTCGCGGAAAGTGCGTTTCACAACGCAAGAAGATAATTTGTATTCTTTAGAACAAAAGAATACGGTTTGTTTCTGTTTGAAATATATAAGAGCGCTAAAATCACGCTAGATTTTCATTTTAAAATCTGTAACTATTTTCACAAACGGTTACAGATAAAGTCGATTCTAAGAATTCTAAATAAAATGGACTTAATTTTAAAGATTAATAATTGTACTCGAAGCGGGAGTTGAACCCGCATGAACATTACTGCTCATCAGAGTTTAAGTCTGACGCGTCTACCATTTTCGCCATTCGAGCTTGTGTTTTACACCTAAAACTTATAACTACGTAACGCATAGCCTGAATATTACACGTTCTCTTATTCCAAGATTTAATCTTTCTCTTAATATTTTAATTATTTGTAATTTATTTGTTCCTGGATCAGCTAAAAGAATTGTGTGTCATTCTTTTTGTGAATTATTAGACTTAATAATGTCTTCATAACTCTCACCTAGTGATGTACGACAACCTAAATCACTAAGAATTTTAAACATTTTCTTAGCATTATCTATTGTGATTTCTGTTGTTCTATTATTATGTGAATTTAATTCCATGATAGATATATCACAGTTTGTACGTATTGCATTGGCAAAACGATCTATGATAGGTAACATCACTACTTTGTCTGCAAAGTCTAATGATTTAAATAGTACTTCTGCAGGTTGTTTTACTGTTTTCATTTTTGATAAATTTTAATAGTTAATAATGTGGTCATACCAAATATTCTCTATGTTGGTATGACCTAATTCAATAAAGCATTATGAATTGCATTTAGCACTCTCCTAATGACTGACCAAGTTCAGTCTCTCAAGTTGTCACCAAACTTATAAAGTGGAACTTCCACCCGCCTAGGATTAGTTGTTTTTAGTCCATAATGATAAAGGTTTAAAGTATATACGCCTATAACTATGATGATGATTTTAATTTATTTTTTATGGTTATTCATCTCTGTTATCCATGCTAATCTTATTATAAGATACGATATGCACAGATTATTGATGATTTCAATGATTTGTGATAATGATAATATTCCTGAAGGAATAATAATTATCGCTCCAAATAGAGCAAAAATCATATGAAATATCAATATGATGATAACTAATGTATCAAGATAATGTATTTTTTTCATCTTACCTAGTGTTTTGATGTAGTACTATAATTATGCATTAGTGCTTGGAGAGGAAAGGTGAGGAAGCGAGGATAAACCCCACTTCCCTACCTATTACATTCCTACCGTTTTGTGAATTGTGGACGCTGACGTTGCTGTTGAGGCTGTTGTTGCTGAGGTGGTTGCTGCTGAATTGGATCATCGTTGATTACATTTGCATCATCTGCATCATCGTTTGATCCTTCATAATCTGCTGCATCATACCAACTTCCGCTATTTATTCTGTACTCACGCATTGCAAGCGCACGAGAAATCAGCTGATTCATGGGGATAACTGGTATCTCTTCCCCATTCTTCACTTCCATTTCACAAACAATCTGAACCGTATCATAGATACGAGGACTATCACCTGACATAATTACATCACCTGCTTGATGATTCTTTGAGTCAGTTGAATAAGTCATAATTGTTGGTGGAATAGGCACTTCAGCACGTCCTACAACAACATCACCCAATTCCTTGTTGTCAAACAACGTTAACAGTTCTTTTTCTGCTTCAACATCCAAGGAATTGTCATTTGTTCTCGGTGGGAACACATTCATCTCATACTCAGTTACTCTGGTACCACGAATACAACGTGATAAGACACTAAGTTTCTTAGGTACAAATACTAAATGAAGATAGTAATGTCCTTTGTCTTCATCGTTCTGATACTCTCTCTTCTCAGAACGATCATAATCGATTCTACACAATGGCATAATATAAAGTTTTATTGATTAATACTCTAAGTAAGAGTAAGAATACTAGATAAAAACCCTAATATCCTTACTTAAGCATTACTTCTGTAATTGCCGGACAGAACACTTTGTAAGTTTTTGCTACGTAATACATAATTATATATTTTTAAGTTAATAATCATTACGCTACATAAGATTCTCAAAAACTTAACTGCTCTTAAGATACCTTCCGGGGTGTTTCTTCCCAATTTCATACCGGGGGGACTGGATTGGTACAAGTCCACGCGTTCGTATTTATAGGGTGGGGGTACTTATTTTTTATATTTCACACGCTCGCATTTATTCCCAAAAATTTTTTATTAAAAATATTTAAAAAATGACTATTAAATAAACATATATTTTAATAAAAATTGTTAATAAATTAAACATAATGGTAACATAAATAGAGTATAATACGTTTATATTGTTGAATATAAAATATAATATTTATGATAAATATATTAATTATATTAACAATATTAATCACAATGAGTTCTCTCTTACTTAAGATTAAGTATTTTAAACATAAAAAGAAATGAATTTTTATAGGATAAAAAGTAAAGATGATCAGCAATATGGTAATTGTCTATGGATTGCTAAACATTATGAAAAAGAATTCTTCGAAAAAGGAAAGAAAAATACTAGAATAATCCTAGATGACTGTAATTCTAAAGTAATAGTGAAAGATGAAATAGAATACAAATTATCAGATGATTTATACTTGCAACTATATGATGACTTACTTGAGTATAGACAAGAACTTAGAAAAGAATAATTGGTCGTAAGGATCCGCGAATCGTAATCACCTAAGTCACTAATCAGGCTAAGTACAGACTGAAATCTTAAGATACGACATGTACTGATTAATACAGCTAATAATGGTCTAGATCGTAAGCTAGCTCAGTTATAACCCGTTACTGAGGTTATTTGTAAAAACGGGTTCCCTCAAAATATTTAACGTCATGGCAAATAACAATAATAACAATAATCAAGAACCGAAATATCTAGAATTTAAAGGTAAGAAATATGTGGCAGTACCGGAAGATGTAGTACATGGTTGCAAAGGATGCGCTCTCATAGATAAAGGCTGTTATAACAGTGTAAGAGCACAAGCGATTTGTAGACAAGGTTATATTTTTAAACGTAAAGAAGATTAATAGATATGGAAGATAAAGTATTAGAAACAGTTGTAAATAGTATTGAATACACTTTTGAGAAAGATTTTTTGGTTAAGCCGTTAGATCCTGTTAAAGTTAAAAGAACTTACATCGAACAGATTCCTAATGGTAAAAAGGATGAAGAAGGTAATAATCTATATGATACTAAAGAAACAGTAAAAGAAGAGGAATCAGATTTTGAACTTGGTATCGTTATTGCTATTCCTTCAGTATATTCATCTATGGAAGGTAATAAAAATATAAAACTTGGAGATACAGTCGTTTATCCTAAAAAGTTTGCTAAGGAATTCGATCTGTTTAAGGATTCTAAATTAGTAAAACCGTACGATATTGTATCTATAAAGAAATAAATTTGTTTCATTTTATATTGGTTTTAAGCCCTACTTCTGTAGGGCTTTTTTATTTTATTACATTATTTACTTAATAAATGTTAATAAAAATAACCATTAAAATTGATTAACGTTTTATATACAGTTAATAAAAATAAATATGATTACAGTATATTTTATAGTATTTGTTTTAATAATCATTTTTATAATGATCTTGTCCTTTTACTTGGGAAACACAATGCATAAAGAAGTACATTATCAAGAAGGATATAAAAACGGTTATATTGATGGTTATAGACAAAAAGAAATAGAATTTAATAATAAAGATAAACAGATAAAATTATGAATAAAGTAAGTTGTTATAAGGTTATTAAGGCTTTCAATGATTTGGAAAAAGGTGATGTTTTGAACAGAACAGAAGATGATACTTTCTTCATTGAAAAAGAAAGTCAGACTGAATTTGGTGATAAGTATTTCTCTATCGAGTTATCTGAAGAAACTGCAGAAATTCTTGAAAACGATGGCTATTTACTTGGAATGAACGACGAAGACGAAGAAGATTCTAAGTTGGAAAAAATTAAAGAATATGTAGATACTTTGATTGATACTTATACTAATGATTTCAACAGCATGATGGAAGCTTATAATGAAGGTGATATCCAGACATGTGTTAAGGTTGAAGCAGAAACAGTATATCACAATTTGATTAAAGTATTAAACTCAATTAAAAATAAAATTAATGAATAAATTAGTAAAGACTGTTACTAAGGATACATTGATTTATGAATTTCTAAAATCTTTAAATGGGATACTGAATATTACTGATAGAGAGTTGGAATTACTTAGTAAGTTAGTAGAACTTGATATGGCATTTGTTCCAACTCTCGGTGAGAGTAAAAACGTAGCTTCTACAGCTAACAGAAAATGGATAAGAAAAACATTAGGTATTACTCCAGATAATCTAAGTAGATATATTAGTAAATTCAAAGAAAAAGGTATCCTTATACAAGGAAAAGCAGATGATGAGCTTTATGTAAATAAAGCATTAATACCTGAGATAATAAAAGATCGAGTACAGTTAACTTTAATATTTAAGATATAATGGGAAAGTATTTGAAATCATATAAAAAGTATCCAGGTGGCTCATTAATAGTAATTAAAAAATACAATATATTACAGCGATTATTTTGGTTGTTTAGAAAAGGTCATAAGCCGTATAATAGTCTGATTGTATTGGATAAACCTGTGCATGTAGGGATTAGTAAATGGAATAAATTTATTTATGATTATCATATATTTGTACCAAAAAATCCATACAGACAACACGAATTAAAAGCGTTACAAAGATTATCGAAATCATGTGATTCTGTAAAAGATTATTTGATTGCTATTAATGCTATTAGACCTGGAACGATTGATACTGATTGTTTGGATGCAATAAGAAATAATCAGAATTATAAGAAGATTTATTTAGAAACGGAACCTTTTCAAGATATTGACAAATGATAGTTAAGCGTAAGAATATATATTTAGAATTAGCTAAAAAATATAATCTACCACAGCCTGTCATAGAATTAGTATGTAATAGTCCATTTAAATTTGCAAAAGAAAAAATTGCAGACGATAATAATGTAAAAGCAATCATGTTCGCTTACTTGTTTAAACTTAAATTAAAGAAAAGATATGAACAAATTCCCAGTAGTAAAACTACAGAAACAGGGGCTTGCTGAAAATCGTTATAGATCAGGTAATAGTTCTTGGGCTGCAGCTAATTTAGTACAATGGTGTAGAGAAAAGAATTATCCTGTATTCGATCTTCCTTTAGTAGGAATCGATTTAAGTTATTCTCCGTGGTCTGATTTGAATAATGCTAAAAACATAGCTAATCATTTTAAAAGAGTGCAATCTGCAAATCTAAATCACCCTGTTATACTAGATGATTATGGTTATATTGCAGATGGATGGCATAGAGTAATAAAAGCTTTAGTTGAAGGTAAAAAGACAATTAAAGCGATAAGAATCCAAGAAATGCCTCAACCTGATGGTATTGAAAACGATAATTAAATTATATTATTATGTATAAAAAACAAATATGGTTAAATAAAGAAAATAATCCATCTACTAGTAATGTTGTAGCATTTGATGGAATGGTTAAAGATTATATTGTCGGTGATACTTATCGAAGTACATTTTTAAAAATAAGTGACTGTAGTAAGACAGTAAAATTGCATATCGCAAATTACGATACAATAGAAGATTTTATAGATAAATTACAACGTTTGGAAGATGTAATTTCAGATTTTATAGAACACTTAAAATTAGAAAAAGATAAAACCAACAAAATTAAAAATAATTAAGATGAAATTGATAAAACCAAACGTAGTTATATTAGAACAACAGCCTGGTTTAGACGGTATGTATAAGCAAATAGAATTAGCTGGTCGTACTTGTTATAAATCAGAGGATAAGATTACTGAAGATAGCGCTAAAGCTTTTGTAGATAGAATGATTGCTAGTGGTCACGGAGCAATGCTTGAACACGGTACGATATATCTTAGAATACCATCAGATGACATTAATTACCATCATTATTTATCAAAATATGAAAAAAATCCATACTCTAGATGTAATTATGGTTTAACTCTTAATGGTAGTTCTGTTGGAGATATTTGTATTACTTCTAATTACAGAGTTCTTGTAGAAAACAATTGGTTAGATGATTTACAATATATCTGTGAACCAACTGAATATCACGAAAAACGTATTACTGTTAAATGGACTTTAGATAGAGGCGTATCACACGAATTTGTAAGACATAGAGTATTCTCATTTGCTCAAGAATCGACACGCTATTGCAATTACTCTAAAGATAAATTCGGTAACGAATTAACCTTTATTATTCCTAGTTGGTTAGATATACTTGAAGGCTCATATGCTTGGGATGATTCAAGTATTCCGCATCTTGTAAATGACGATAATAAACATAATGATTGTGATACGAACAACTCTGTTGAAACGGCAACTAATACGTTTATGCACGCTTTGCAATTAGATGAATTTCGTTATTTAGAATTATTAAAGCAAGGATGGAAGCCTCAACAGGCTAGACAAGTATTACCAAACGCTTTGAAAACTGAATTAGTAATGACAGGCTTTGAATCAGATTGGAAACATTTCTTCTCGTTAAGAAGTCCTAAATATGGTGCTAAAGGAGTACACCCAGATGCTGCTTACTTAGCTGATAAACTTTATGACATGATGTATATTGAAAAAGATATATGTTTATCATTTGTGCATAGTGATGAATTTGATGGTAAAAATAATCTTGTTAAAGATGGAGACATGATTACTTATAACACAATTCATGATAAAAACAAAGATGAATACACTATTGATAGTGTAACAATAACACCTAGAGATGGCAAGAAGAAATATTTAAGTAGAGAAGAGTATTTTAAATCACTAATGGGATAAGATATGACACGTGAAGAATCAAAAGCCTTGTGGGAATTAGAAAAAAGTTCATTTGCTGAGAAATCATTTAGAACATCAGTTGATTCGCTATACGAAAAATTAATGGATGTTACAGATGGATTAATTCAATCTGATTCTATTGCTTTTGAAGATTACACAAGTGCAATAGCTAATAATTTTCAAAAAGCTTGTGAAGATATAAAAGGAGACGGTAAGAAAGTACGAAGACAAATATTAACACAAGCTTTACAAAATACAATTGATTATTTTGAGAATTATGGAACAGAGTGTGAAGAATGATTATAAAGATCACAAACTACGTTGGGATTTACTTCCTTTAAAAGAAATTGAAGATATCGTAAAAGTATATACAGCAGGTGCAGATAAATACGGTCCTAACAAATGGCAAGATCTACCAGACGGATATAATCGATACAAAGGCGCAATGTTAAGACATCTAATGGAATATGAAAAAGGTAATATCGTAGATGAAGAAACAGGTTGTTTACATCTGGCTGCAGTAACTTGGAATGCAATAGCAATGCTTTACTGCAGTAAACAAGCTAAAGAAAGTAAACAAGATTAGCTTTTAAAAGCATTAGATAAACGTATTGAAGAAAAGATCGATAGCTGTAATAAAATTCTTGATGAAATAGAGAAATATGACAAATGAAGATTTGAAACAAGAACTAATCGAACTGATAAAGTATTATCAAATGATAACATATAATTATCGACAATATTCAAATTACTCTAATGCAGAAGTAACATGGGATGAAGCAGAGAGACGATTAGAATATTATAATGAAAAATATTATGAACTATTAAATTTTTAAGATTATGGTAAAATATATTTACGCTAAATGTAGTCAATTAATTAAGTTTGATAAAGATACTGAAAATATTAGTTGCTTAAATTATACTGGAACAAGTATTGATTGGCTATGGGTTGCTGATGAAGACGGCGTTCTTAACGATGAAGAAGTAAAAGCAGGAGATGTAATAATCGCATTTTATGAAGTTACTGGTGATGAAAAACGAGTTATCGTAGTAAAAGATCAGAAGATAAAAGATTTCTATAAAGAACTCTCAGATTATTATAAAAAGCGTAAGTTGGAACGTCAGGCTACCGAGTGCTGTGATTGCGCTTGTCCCGAATGTAAATGTGAAACAGCAGCAAATTAATTTAGCATATGAAATTATTTGATTTACTTGCGAATAAGGTAGTTGTCCACGCTGATATGTGGGCACTACCTCCATTCAAAAAACTATGGGAATCTACCAAAGATAAAAAACATGCAGATGATGTTGTTAGTTTCATCATATTATGTGATTACTGGAATAGTCCTTATGTAAAGAGTATGAGTCCTGAATCACGTGAAAAGAAATTGAAATTAAGTAAATTTGGTGATGAAAACTATCAACTTACTGAACAAGAACAGTTATGTAGAAATGAGTATCGTTTACTTTTGAATACACGTCTATTAAAGATGTTAACATCAATGCAGAATAAACTCGATACCATTAGTAATTATTATGAAGAATCTATAGATGAAGAACTGGATGAAACAAAAATTCAAAAGCTGTTAGCTGGTTTTGAAAAAGTAAAAGGAACGATTCAAACCATTGACTTTTTGGAAAATGCAGTTAAGACTGAAGAACTTAATAATACTAAGATTAGAGGTAATGCTCAAGTAAACGCATACGAGATTGCATAACTCATACAATATGTAATAACTTTACTTATATAAGGTCGTTTTATATAACATAATAAAAATAAAGAAACTATGAAGAAGATTAATAAATATACATTGGATTTGACAAATTGCAATACATGTACCGAAATCATTGCTGCTATTGATGCAGATCTTAATGCTCGTAAGCAATTAGTAAATACTAAGAAAAATATTTTTAAACGCATTTTCGGACTCTAATTATGAAAAAATCAGATACTCCTTTTGAAGGGTGCTTATTTTGGCATACGATTGGATTTGTTAAAGAAGATGGTGTTAAACGTGTAACAGGCGGAACACTTCATTTAAAGATAAATAAGAAATTCGATGCTGATTTAGGTATTATAGTTTCTAAAGAAAATATAGAAGAAGCTAAAACTAAGATAATTTCGGAATTAATGAACGAATTAGATTCAGCGTTTAAAAGTTATTTGCTAGATATAAATGAAAAATAAAAACCGTTTTATTCCATTTGTACGGTTCTAAAAAACAAAGAGGAGATGTCTTTTTTATGACTTATCATAAATTTTGAGTCATAGGTTTAAACAGTCTTTTACAGAGCAGACTAAAAAGAACTCTGTACATTCTTCCGTTGTGTATGATATGCCTAGCACGTAGGGCTCTAACCCCTAAAGACCTGGAGCAGAACCGGGCGGAAGGACTAATTAAATTGCGGAGTAGAGCAGTTGGTCAGCTCGTCAGGCTCACAACTGTCGTTCTCGAATTGGACCTCCGCAAACGAACATTTTTTTCATATTAACAAGTTATTTTTTTAAATTATACATAGTGTAAATCTAAAGGAAAACTCCCTTCCGAAAGGTTGGGAGTTTTTTAATAACTAAAAATACAGATCATGATCGATTTTAATAAAAAGATATATAATTCAGATAAATTTAGATCGTCAGCTATAAAATTCAAAGAGACCGGTAGATATTGTGCCTATCCTATAGGTACATCTGAATATACGTAGTTTTGGGACGAAGAAAAAAGAAGATGCTTGGAAGGTTATACTGCACCAGATGGAGATTATATATCCGGATATAATTATTTTTATTTAAATTACTGCCCTATCGAACGTATTGTATACGAAGATAAAATGAATAAAAAAGGACAGATGGAGAAAGTTCGTAGTCGTAAAATCGATTTTCCTGATTTTTATGACTACGACTATTATTATTTTTAGGCAATTGATAATGCTGAAGAGCTAGGAAAACATTTATGTGTATTAAAAAGTAGACGTAAAGGTTTTAGTTATAAAAATGCATCATTAGCATGTAGAAACTATTATCTAATTCCCAATTCAAAATCATACATATATGCATCTGACGAGACATTCTTACTTGGTGATGGTATAATGAGTAAGGTATCGATGTATATGGGTTTTATCGATGAGAATACCGCTTTTGCAAAGAAAAGAACAGTAAATAAAACATTACATAAAAGAGCTGGTTTTTATGCAAAAGATGAATACGGTAATGAAATCGAAATGGGTTATAAGTCAGAAATCATTGCTAAATCTTTGAAAGATGATCCATCAAGAGTACGTGGTAAAGCAGGTAAATTAATTATATTCGAGGAAGCTGGTTCATTTAGTGAATTAGGTGCAGCATGGTCAATTGCACGTCCTTCTGTTGAACAAGATGGTATTGCTTTCGGTTTAATGATTGCATTTGGATGCGTATGTGCTGGATCTAGAGTATGGACAGCTGATGGTAATTGTGTAAATATTGAAGATCTTACTTTTGAGGATGGTATAATGGGATGGGATACTTATCAAGCTGTACCTCAGAATATAAGTAATATCAATCCTCCATCTAAAAAAGAATGTTTAAAAATAACTACAAATACAGGTAGATATATTAAATGCAGTATTGATCATCCTTTACTGTGGTCTACTCCTGGAAAAACAAAAAGAGTTTCTGGTAAGAGAAAAGAAGGAGAATACATGAAATCTTGGTTATGGCATAGAGCTGATCTATGCAAAGTAGGAGATCAGATAGGTATAATTGATGAAATTCCTTTCTTTGGCAAGAATAAAATGTGGGAACCAAGAGTAATAGGATGGTTAATAGGTGATGGTAGTTATGGAAAAAATAAAACACCAAGATTATCAAATTGTGATAAAAATATATTAAATTATATTGAAGATAATTTCAATACTTCTCTAGAAAGAACATATATTACTAAAGAAGGTAAAGAATATAAAGAATTACGAATAAAAGGTATATGTCCAAAATTAAGAGAATTGGGTATATACGGTTAGACCAAACACAATAAAAGATTACCTTTAAACATTCATACTTACGATAGAAACACTTTAACTGAATTAATCGGTGGGTTGTTTGATGCAGATGGATATGTTAGAATTGATAAAGACGGAAGAGTAAGATTAATACTTACCCAATGTCAAAAGGAAATACTATTAGAAGTACAAGAAGTATTATTACATTTTGGAGTACATTGTATTATAAGACATATTAAATCCGATAATCGTGAGCATTATTCAAATGGAAGACTTATAAAAAATAAAAGTGGTGAATGGAGATTGGAAATAAATGATATTACAAGTGTAAGTAAATTTGCAGATAATATAGAATTAACTGTAGGATACAAATAGGCTGCATTAGATTTTATATACGCATATACTCAAAATCATTTGGCAAAACATAGAAAATACGTAAATGGAGTACATGCGGAAAAAATAGTAAAGATAGAATCAATTGGTTTACAACCGATCTATAATCTTACTGCGAAAGAACAAAATAATTATATCGTTAATGGTATTATTACGCATAATACAGGTGGTGATGATAAAAAGAATAACTTCACAACATTGAAAGATATGTTCTATCATCCAGATGGATACAATTGTGTTGGATTCGATAATATCTGGGATAATGGAGCAACAGAAAAATGTGGATTCTTTTGTCCTCAATATACTAATCTTGCTAATATAGATAAGGATGGTAATAGATTATATATGGATAAAGATGGAAATACTAAAACAAAAGAAGCTTTATCTTATATATTATCTCTACGTAAAGAAGTTGTAGAAAATGCATCTAATAGTTCTACTGTAGATAGATATGTTGCAGAAAACTGCATTATTCCTGCTGAAGCGTGTCTTAGTTTTAACGGTAATATATTTCCTAAAAAAGAATTACAACAACATCTTGCAAATATACGTACCAATAAACAATTACAAAACCATAAATAGATAGGTGATCTTATATTTACAGAAACAGGTGAATTAAAATGGATACATAAGAAAACTGGAGATATTACTCATTATCCTCTAGAAAAAGAAGATGATCCTACTGGTTCTATAGTTATATGGGAACATCCTGTTGTTGATGCACCAAGCGGTTTATATATTGCAGGTATCGATAGTTATGACTACGATGAATCAAGCACAACGTCTTTAGGTTCTTGTATTATATACAAACGATTCTAGAACTTCGAATCTTACTCAGATATCATTGTAGCTGAATATACAGGTAGACCAAAAACAGCTGAAGATTTTTATGAAAATGTTCGAAAGTTATTAATGTATTATAATGCTAGAGCAATGTATGAAAATCAGAATAAAGGTATATTCGTATATTTTACCAATAAACATTGTGATTACTTACTTGCTGATCAGCCTGATATCATTAATGATATTGTTACTACAACCAAAGTAAATCGTAAGAAGGGTTGTCATATGAATAAGCAAATAAAACAATGGGGAGAAGGTTTGATAAAAGACTGGTTAAACGACGAAAATAGTGCAGGTAAAAAGAACCTTTACAACATACTTTCCGAACCGCTATTGTAGGAATTGATAAGTTATAATGATGTTGGTAACTTTGACCGTGTAATGACGCTAATGCAGATAATGATATATAGAGAATCGCTATATAATGTAGTGGTTAAAGAGAAAGAAAAAGAGAATAAAAATTAGATGCTATTTGATGGACCTATTTTTGCGCAGAACTGGTTTGATACAGATAACGAATAGCATTATGATGATAATGTATATACATTTTAAATATGAAAGAATTAAAATCATTTCCGATGCAGAAACTTCCAATGTCTAAGAAAACATAGGCATGGAAAGAACAATGTGTTGATTATATCTGTGGAGCTGGTAATTCTGGTTATACTCCGTTTAATAATGAACGGTCAATGGAAATGCAAACATACTACGATTTATATAATAGTATATATAATGAAAAAGATTTAAAATATGTAACAAATCCATTTAAACAAAAAGACGGATTTCCAGCAACAGCTTAGGACTTTAATATAATTAAACCTTATATTGATCAATTACTTGGTGAAGAGACTAAGAGATCATTTAATTTTAATGTATGTCGTACTGGAGATATTGCAGAAAGTGAAATTCAGGAGAAAACAAAATAGATGATTATTGATTATATTCAAGCATCTATTATGAGTAAAATGGATCCTGAGGGTGCTGCAAAATATCAAGAAGCTTTACAAAACGGTGATATAATGCCTCCAGAAAGTATATCCAAGTATATTGAAAAAGATTATAAAGATATTGCTGAAATAACAGCTTATCACGCATTAGAATATTTGAAGCGTAATTTAAATCTTACAAATGAATTTTATAAAGGATTTAAAGATGCTTTGATTGGTGGTGAAGAAATATATTATGTTGGTATTCGTAATGGAGAACCTTTCGTAGAAAGAGTAAATCCTGAATACTTTGATTTCGAACATTCTGCTGATATTGAATTTATTCACGATGCTTCGTGGTGTTGTAGAAAAATGATTATGTCTGCTACACAAATTTATGATACGTTTTATGATAAAATGTCAGAAAAACAGTTAAATGAATTGTTAGACATGATTGAACATAAACCGGGTGCTGGAGCAAATTATAATATTGGTAAGAATGGTATTGATTACAATCATTGGGAATTTAAAAAATTGGATACACCTTATTCTAATCCTTTTGATACAGATCAAATTACAGTATATCATTGCTGTTGGAAATCTTTTAAAAAGATCGGTTTCGTAACTATTGCTAATTTGGAAACTGGAGAAATTGAAGAATTCCAAGTAGATGAAACTTATAAAGAAACTGGATCAGAAATCGAAGTTGAATGGAAATGGATTATCGAAGTATGGGAAGGTTATAGAATTGGTGATGATCTTTATATAGGAATACAGCCCATCGAATATCAGCATGTATCAGCAGATAATCCAAATTCACAAAGATTACCTTATACAGGTATAATATACAATAATACAAATAGTAAACCTAGATCTTTAGTAAGTCTGATGAAGCCTTTGCAATATATGTATATTGTAGTATGGTATAGATTGGAATTAGCTATGTCAAGAGATAAAGGTAAAGTTGCATTGATTGATGTTACTCAGATACCTAAATCCATGGGTATTGATGTAAACAAATGGATGCATTACTTGAGTGCACTTGGTGTAGCTTTTATTAATCCTACTGAAGAAGGTTGGGATATTCCAGGTAGAGCTGGAGGTCGTACTGCGCAATTTAATCAATTCCAATCATGGGATTTAAGTATGGCTAATATCATAGACCAGTATGTAAATCTTATGGCTAAGATTGAAGATATGGTTGCTAGACTTACTGGTATTACTCCTCAAAGACAAGGTGCTATTGCAGCAAGTGAATTGGTAGGAAACGTAAATCAAGCAGTTACTCAGTCTTATCATATTACTGAGCCTTGGTTCTGGAATCATAATCAGGCCAAGAAAGAAGTATTAACTATGTTGTTGAATACTGCGAAGTATGCATGGAAAGACAATAAGACTTGTTTGAACTACATACTTGATGATGCTACTAGAGCATTTATAACTTTATCAGATGATTTCTTCTATTCTGATATGGATATATTTGTTGAAGATAGTACTAAGAATAGACAAAATATCGATTTGTTGAAACAATTGTTACAGCCTGCTATGTAGAATGGAGCTACATTATTAGATGTTGCAGAAATCATAACACTGGACAATGTCAATATGATTAAAAACAAATTAGAAGATATTGAACAGAAACGTATGCAACAAATGCAGCAACAGCAGCAAGCTGAACAAGAAGCTCAACAAAGAATGCTTGAAGAACAAAACAGAGTTAAAGAAGAAGAATTAGCAATCGAAGAAGCTAAGATTGATTTAGACAAATATAAAACGGATGTTGATTCTTATACAAAAATTACAGTTGCTGAAATTAATGCTTATAAAGGTTCTGAAAACATGGATCAAAACAGTAATGGTATTCCAGATGTTATGGAGATTGCGTCACAAGCATTAGCTGAAAGAAAGCAATATTCTGATGAAACTGCTAAACAAATGGAATTGAATGCTAAATTACGTGAAAGTAAAGATAAGAAAGAAATCGAAAATAAGAAGATTGAACTTGAAAAAGAACGTATGAAGCATGAAACAGAACTTCAAAGAATGAGTGATAATGCAGCGATGGAAAGAGAAAAATTAAAAGCTAAGACTGCTTTAAAAAATAAAGTAGCCGGAGAATCTAAAACAATGTATAGTAAAATCTAATTAATATATTAATTATGGAAAAACACAATAACATTTTAGGTGGATTCGAAACAGTAATTGACAGTTTCATCCCTAAAACAGAGCAAGAACAAGAAATGCAACAATTGATTGAAAATGAAGATGATCTGGAATTTGATAAGAATGATATCGAAGATGATCCTATCGTTGAAAAGATGAAGAAGGATGGTAAAATTGAAAATAAGAAAGATGATGATCCTATCGAAGAACCAGAAAAAAAGGATAACGATAAAGAAGAAAAAACTACTGTAAAAGTAGATAAGAACGATAAAAAGGAAGAAGACGCTATCATTGACAATCAAGATGATCTTGAACCGTAGCTTATTACTAATTTCTTCGATGCTATTGCTGAAAGATTAAACTGGAGTGATGTAGAAGATGAAGATAAACCGAAGGATGTTGATTCTTTGATTGACTATTTCCAGAAGGTAATTGAAGAAGATAGTAAACCGACATATGCTAGTGAAGAAATGGAGAATTTGGATAACTTTGTTAAGCAAGGTGGTGAATTGTCCAGATATCTGCAGATTGAACAAGAATTTGATTTAGATAATATTGATTTAGAAGATGAGAATAATCAAAAGTCTATAGTTAAGCTTTTACTTAGAGAAAAAGGTTTTAACGAAAAACAAATTGATAAGAAGATACAGAAGTACGAAGATGCCGGATTACTTGAAGATGAAGCCGAAGACGCATTAGAAGATTTGAAAGAAATAAAAGAACAGAAAAAGGAATAGCTATTGGCAGAATAGAAAAGAACTTTTGAAGAATATAAACAAAGACAACAGGACTTTTATAATAGCGTTACAAACGAAATAAAAGATTTAAAGAATATACGTGGTGTCGCAATTCCTGAAAAGGATAAGAAAGTTTTAATCGATTACATATTAAAACCAGATTCGGATGGTAAAACTAAATATCAGAAAGACTACGCGAAAGATAGTATAAAGAATCTAATCGAATCTGCATACTTCACTATGAATGCTGATAAACTTATTGAGGCTGCAAAACGAGAAGGAAGCAATACAGCCATAAATAAATTTAAGAATAGTTTAAAGAACACATCTATTAATTCTCGGTCTAAGACTGTTGATAGAAATTCTGATAATACTACTATTTGGAATACGTTTACACGATAGCTACGTACTATTTAAAATTTAAAATATTTGTATTATGGAAGAGAAAGAAGAATGGAAAAATATTCCAGGATACCAAGATTATCAAATAAGTAATTTTGGCAGAGTAAAATCTCTTGAGCATACAGTATATCATTAGCCATCGAATAAATTTCCAAACGGAAGATTAGTAACTTATTAGGAACGAATTTTAAAACCATCGCTAGAATCAGGAGGTTATTATTTTGTTGTATTATATAATAATAAAATTAAACGAAGCTTTAGAATTCATAGATTAGTTGCTAAATTATTTATTCCAAATCCTAAAAATTACGAATAGGTAAATCATAAAGATGAAAATAAATTAAATAATCATGTATCTAATTTAGAATGGTGTACTGCAAAATATAATATCAATTATGGTACTGGTAAATATCGCAAAACAATTAATCGTCGCATTCCTGTAATATAGTATACCTTAGATGGAAAATTTGTAGCAGAATACGAAAGCGCTACTGCAGCAGCATATGCGTTAGGACTACCTTAGTACTATGCAAGAGATATTTTATATATTTGTTACGGTAAAAAAGGAAAAACGCTTAAAAATTTTAAATGGACATTTAAATATAACAAATAACTATGGATAATAATATTTTAAACTCATTAGTTTTATATAAAGGTAAATATTTTAGTGACCTGATCGATACTAATAAGATTTCATATGCATCTCAGCAAAAACCGTATGAAGTATCTACAATCTTGTCTTATGTATTCGGTACTCAAGATGGCGGATATCAGACATCTTTGGATATGCTTACTGGTGGTCTTGGCAACGTAATGGTTATTGATCAGCCGAGTTTTGAATGGGGTGTGATGATCGATCAAGATCGTGCAGTTACAATTCGTGATGCAAAATGGAATGGTGCAGCTATTTCAAGCTTATCTACTCCGGGTTTGAACAATACTCCTATCCAGATTTGGGTAGAAGACAATTGGTTCGGTTTATTTATTTGAGCACCAAATAAAAGGCTGCTTCAGATGGTAACATCTGTCGAAAAATCCCGTTAATTGCTGGAAACTCCTAAAGAGATTTATACCTTAGAGTAAAAATTAAATTTATAGAATTATGAAAAATAATGAAAATGGACAATCAGCAGCTAAGCAAATCTATAAAATAAAAGATATACCTGGTTGGGAAGGTTTATATGCATGTGACACAGAAGGTAAAATTTGGTCTTATAGAACTAATAAATTTTTATCTCCTACAAAATCAAAAAAAGGATATTTACATATAACTTTTACCAATAACGGTAAGCGATATGATTATCGAGTACACAGATTGATTGCTATGACATTTCTGGATAATCCAGAGAATAAAGAACAAGTAAATCACATCGATGGAAATAAATTAAATAATTACTTGAGCAATCTTGAATGGTGTACTGCCGAAGAAAATATCGAACACGCTAAGACACATAAACTATTCAAGCCTACTTGTTATAATCCTCCTAAATTTGATGGTAAAGGACCTCAAGTTGGATACGTGTTTACAAACGTTTATAATGGTAAACAATTCATAGTGTTAGGCTTTAAGCAATTGCGAAAACAATTGAAAATAAGTGGATCTACTTTTGATATTATCCAAAAACACGCTAATACTGGGGATTATATAAAAACAGGAATGTTGAAAGGTCTTAGAGTTGATAAAATAGATTTGAAAGTTCATCGACTAACCGCTAACCACGGTGTAGAGTCAAGTGACTCGAAATGCTGGAAATCCTTTTTAAATGAGGATTAAGATATAGTCAGTTCTGCATGGAAACATGCAGCAGTTTAAAAAACGGCATTGGATTAACGCCCCAATGTGAACATAAAGCCTGGTGCTACTTTGGAACTTGACGACAAGAGTCAAGTACGTGTATCAGATGCTCCGTATCAGGACGGTAACTTGTATGTTTATACAGTATTTGTTTCTAACGGTAATCCTTCTTACTACATCAATCCGGATGTTTTGAAGAATGGTTGTCAGATTTCTCGTTTGGCTTCTGCTTACGAAGAATATAGTGAAGAGGCAGATATTCTGAACTATAATACTCAATTCAAGATGCGTAACTATTTGACCACTTTCCGTCTTAGCTACGATATTACTGGTCATGCTTATTCTACAGTAATGGCAATTGGTATGAAAGATGTTAAGACTGGTAAAGTTTCCTATCTCTGGGCTCCGTATCAGGAATGGGTAGCTATGCGCGAATGGTACAGACGTCTTGAAAGAGGTTTGGTTTACAACGTAAATAATGTTAATAAGGATGGTTCTTGTAATCTGAAAGGTAAGAACGGTCGTCCTGTATTCATCGGTGCTGGTCTTTTGGAACAGATTGCTCCGTCTAACAGACGTTATTATACTCGTTTGACTGCTGAATTGCTCGAAGATTTCTTGGCAGACCTGTCATACAATGTACTTGGTACTAACGAACGTAAGTTTGTTGCATTTACTGGTGAAATGGGTATGCGTGAATTCGATAGAATCATTAAGGAAAAGGTAGCTACTATGAACTTGGTAGATACAGTTTTCGTATCTGGTTCTGGTGAAAATCTTGTATTTGGTGGTCAGTTTAAGACATATAAGATGAGTAACGGTATTGAACTTACCGTTAAGCATATGCCTTTGTATGATAACACTATTTACAATCGCCAATTGCATCCGGTTACTCTGAAACCGTTGGAATCTTATCGTATGACCTTCTTGGATCTCGGTCGTCGTGACGGAGAAGCTAACATTGTTAAGGTTGTTCGTAAGGATCGTGAATTCATCAACTGGTGTACCGCTGGTTCTGTAACTCCGGCTGGTTACGCTCACTCTAACACTGAAGTTAGAAGTAATGCTAAGGACGGATATGCAGTACATTTCCTTGGTGATGCGGGCATTATGTTGAAAGATCCGCGCGCTTGTGGGGAATTGGTAATGCTGGGAGAGTAAAAAACGAACATTAAATAATAACATTTTATAAATTCTATCGTTTATATGTAAAATTAAACATTTTTAGATATGAGCGATATATATACAGTTTATAAAATAATTAATAAAGTAAATAATAAAATTTACATTGGTGTAACATCTAAAGATATTGAGAATCGTTTTAAATTACATAAAAGTAAAGCTAAATTAGGTTCTCAATATCCGTTACATCAAGCAATTAGAGAATTTGGAGAAGATAATTTTGAAATAAGTGAAATAGAACTTACTAGAGATTCAAAATTAGCTCCAGAACTTGAAAAAAAATATATTAAAATATTTCAATCAAATAATCCTAATTACGGATATAATTCTACAGAAGGCGGTGAATTCTTTATAATTACCGAAGCTATGAGATTGGCAATGAGTAATGGTCAAAAAGGTTGTAAAAAGCCAAATTTAAGAAAAGGTGTTTTACAATTTTCTGCAAAAGGAGAATTCATAAAAGAATATTCTGGTATGACTGAAGCTTCTAATGAAACAGGTGTTTCGAGAGCTGCTATTTTAAGAGTACTTAAAAAGGAAATTAAACGTGGAAGTAAGAGCAATCCTTATTTATGGAAATGGTCTTCAGAATATGAAGAAATACCTTCAAAGATTGATCCTAATGAAGTATACGCTGATATAAATTATAAAGTAATACCGTCAGAAAAATGTATTATAGAAAGAAATAAATATTTAACAAAAAATGGTAATTTATACGAATTACAAAAACCAGTTTTAAAATATTCTACAGACGGAAAATTTATAGCAGAATATCCAAGTATAGCAGAAGCGGCAAGACAAAATAATATGTCTCCGGAAGCGTTAAGAAGGCATTTTAGAGGTTGTTACGATTATAATAATAAAAATGTTTTAAAGCGATTAAAATATATTTGGAAATTGAAATAATTACTAACTTGATGATCTAATTATATAATTATGGAAGTAATCGTTAGAATGACAAAAAAGAATCCTTGGACAGGATTGATTAAATGGTCCAATTGCTTTGATTTTGTTGGTACATATTGGACTCGTTCAGGTAGTAGATATACAGGTCTTACTACAGAAAAAGCAAGAGAATTAGAAAACAAATTAGGTTATTCAGAAGGTACATTGGACCCGATGAATCCATTTTGGGATACATATTGCGTAAGAATCGGTAAAAACGATTTGATATTGAATACAGATACTCCGGAAGGAGAATTATCTTATTTGTTCCTAAAAAAACATAAAAGAGTTGCTGATGGTGTTAATCAGATTAGTCCTTCTAAAGACTATGTGATTATCGATAAGGATATTGAAGCAACTGAAGCAAATAAAAGAAATAAAACTAAACGTGATGCGTTTAGAGCTTTGGATAAGATGTCATTAGATGATATGCGTAAGTGTTTACGCTTGTTTGGTATTAAATCAGATAATATGTCTAATGAATTGATCGAAGCTAAGCTTACTGAAAATATTGAAAACAATCCAGCTAAGTTTATTAGATTGTGGGTTGAAAATGATAACAAAGAATATAATTACATTATAGAAGAAGCTCTTAGTAAGAATATTATTCGTAGAAATAGAGCTACTTATTATTACGGTACAGATATCATTGGTACTGGTATTGAAGATGTAATTGCATTCTTGAAAGATAAGAAAAACCAAGATATTTACTTGGCAATTGTATCCGAAATTAAATCTAAGTAATAAATATGACAAGAGACGAATTACACATAGCTTTTAAAATAGAGATGGACAAAAACTCTTAGAATACAGCTTTTGGAGGTTGTCCTGCATTCTTACCTGAAGAAATAGATTACTGGTTGGATAAAGCGTATTACGATGTAATAACTACTAAATTTAGTGGTTAGAATAATATGCAAACTGCTTTTGAAGGTAGTGTAAAACGTATCTCTGACTTAGAAAGATTAGTAAAAACCGATAAAGCTGTTTCATTATCTCTCCAATCAGGTACAAATAAATTAGTGGTTGAAAATCTATTAAACAAACAAGAAAATAACACTGGTCGTATGTTCTTCATAGAAGCTGTGCTGCATTGGGGAGATGATAAATCGGCTGTAGTAGAATTAGTAAGTCACGAAATAGCTAGAAAGTTTTTAGCAACGTATAACAATAATCCTTGGATAGAAACTCCTATAGCCACAATTGAAGATAACTCATTAATAGTTTTTATTGATAAATTATCAATGACAGGAGCTTTTACTATAGATATTACATATGTAAAACATCCTACTTCTATTGCTAATCTACCATCTGAAACAGGCTTAACAGAAGTACCAGAATATGTACAAAACGATATTGTTAATAAAGCTGTACAATTAGCATTAGACAATATTGAATCGTAGAGAATACAAACAAAGAGTCAGTTAAACACATTAGTAGATTGATATGACACCTAGAGAATTTCAAATAGAATTTGAACGTAGATTACAGATGATTGATCCTACGTTGAAAAAGGAAAATAAATTATCTTCTGACTAGTTATTCTCTATATTGAATGAAGCCAAAGATAAATTTTATATAACAAGATATACTGGTATAAATTATAAACAAAAAGGTTTTGAACAAGATCAAAAAAGAATAGACGATTTACGTACTTTAGTAAAAACTAAGAAGTATTCTGATGATGAAATAACTGCTGAAGATAATCGTTATTCTGTAGAATTCCCAGAAGATTATGTTATATTACTTGGTGATACGGCTGGTATATCTCCTTTAGACGGTGCAGAAATGCCATGCTGGACTAAAGTAAATGGTAAATATGTAATAAAATATTCTGATACATTAGAATCTACTATTGAAACAGTAGATAGACAATTAGAGAATTCTTTATCAGAACATAGATTAAGATATTGTTTGGCAAAGCCTTTAAGATTAATTGAAGACAATAATATCATATTAATAACAGATGGAAATTATAAAGTAAGCGAATATAAGATTACTTATCTGAGTAAACCATCGGATATTACTATTGATAATGCTACAGTAGAATATACTGATTTGCCAGAACATACACATATGGAAATAGTTAAATTAGCAGTTTAGCTATTTTTATCAACTAAAGCCACAAATAATTATCAAATCTATTCCAACGAAGTGGCTAGTATGGAATAATTTAATTAACGCGCTTATCGACGTGGAAATTAAACTTTTTAAGTTAGGAAAGTAGAAGATAAGCTAGACTAAGCGCAAAGTCTATAAACTAAAAAATTATAAATATGATAACTAGAACTAATACAGTACTTGTAGCTAACGGTACAGCAGATGTTACTAAATCTGATATTAATAAGATGACCGCTGGTATGGTTTCATTGTTTGATGAAAATAAGGAGCCTATTACAACTGAAGCAGCAGCTGCTGCAGCTAATATGTTGTACATCGGTGTATGTAAGGGTGATATGACAGTAATTGATCCTACATCAGGTGCAGCTGAAACTAAGAAAAAAATTGAATGGTCTAATCCGATTCAGAAGTCTTGTGTAACTGCTGTTGCTACTGATTACTCTGCTCCCGTACAGGCTGCAATCGAATTCGATTTAACTAGTGCGACAATTGTTGCTGGTCACAGATACGTATTGCGTATTCTTTATAAGGATGTTGTAGATGCTCTTATGCAGTTTACTCATACTTACGAAGTAATCGCAGCTGATGATAATGCTCAGAATTTGTGTGATGCGTTTAAGAAGAAGATCGAAGCTCATCCTAATCGTAGAGTTACGGTTACTAGTGCTTCTAATAAACTGAAGATTACAGCAATGGAAAAAGATGATAACGAAGGTGTAAATTCACTTAACGAATATTCTATCGTTGTTATGAATGCTTCTCTGTATCATACTATCCCAGGTGCATTGCTTTCTAATGTTCCTGAAGCAGTTCCTGGTGTAACTGTTACTGAAACAGTAGGTAATCCGGGTAATGGTTATTGGAAGCAGGTACGTGATATGGAAGCTCGTAACATGGGTTACAAAGGTCATGTATTTACAGGTGCATATCCTGTAGTTGAACAGGAAAAGGAAGTTAATCCTAGTTATACTTATGACTGTCTGGTAATCGAAAGTGATAATAAATACTTGAGTCCTGACAATCAGTATACTAAGAGAGCTCCGCTTACTACTACTTTGTATGTAAAAGCAGCTACTCTGTCTTCTTCTGATTTTGTAAAATTCGTTAAAGCATTCATTACTGGAGAAGTATCTGAATAATAAATAGAGTTTCTTTATTTAACCAGGCGGGGTCGAGGTAAATCCTCTGCCTCGCCTTTTTTAATTATATACAATATGAATATTAATAGTATAGAGATTAGTAAAGATCAATTAGTAATTAAACTTAAAGCAAGTGCTAATATTACTAAAATATATTTAGATGAATTATCTAATAAAGATAATATTTATTCTACAAAAGATACTGATCATACTTATGTAATTACAGAAGATCTTGGTAATAAAGATTCTTTTTCAATTGATGTATCTGAATACGATCAAAATTAGTTCATAGTTACATTAAAAACATCTAATGAATCTGTATCAGCTTTAGCAATAGATAAAGAACAATTGTATTATAATATTGTTGATCTTCTTACTAAGTTTTGTAGTACGTGTTTGGATAAAGCGTCTTTAGAAAAGATAATGATGTGTCAATTTAGATCTAATCTTTTAAATTACGCATTAGAAAATAATCTATTAGATGATTCTATAGAACATTATATCGATCTATGTAGAATAATCGATATGAATGTAAAATGCAAATGTGATAATCAAATTATTTGTAAAAAATGTATTAACGGTTGTTGCGCTATATGATTAAGGAATATTATACAGAAGGTGTACATTTAAATGATATTACAAAACATAATATCCGTTTCTGTAGAGTAAATATACTGATTAATGTATGTAAAACTTATGTAAAAGATATTCTAGATAATGAAACCTATTCTCTTACAAAAGAATAGAAACAACAACTAAATAATCTTTTATTAAAACTATAGAGATATGGATGATAATGTACAAGAATTAATTACGAGAGTAAAAGAATTAGAATAGAAAGTAGATACATTATCCAGTTTAGTTACCAGTCTATAGGACAAAGTAAATAGAACAAATACACTTAGTGGATTATTAGATGTACAAATAACAGATTTGACATTTGAAGATTTACTATAGTATTCATCTGATGGTAAATGGCACAATATTAAAGTATCATCGTTAGATATCGTTGATGATAGACCTATTCAAGGTGCTGTAGTATTAAGCGATTTAAGTGATGTGTCTATTAGTTCACCTAGTAACGGATAGGCTTTAGTGTATAGTTCATCTTCAAAGAAATGGTCCAATGTTACTCTTGAAACAGGAGGTGGAAGTGGTGGAGATGTTGATCTGTCCGATTACCTTACTAAGAGTGAAGCTAGGATTACATATTTCCCATTCTCAGGAGGTACTATTACTGGTGATGTTACAATGAATAAGAATTTATTAGTACAAGGTGGAATTACTTGTTACGGAAGTTAAAGATTATGAAAAATAATATATATACAGCTATTCCAGATTGGTTTAACAAAGTACAATCACAATCTACAGATAATACTGGTACAACTATTACTCAGACAACAATTATCGGAGGTGGTGGTAGTATTAGTATGTCTGTTCATAATCTGTTTATAAAATCAGATACTACTATTACAATAGATGATTTTACAATAAGTGATTTATTTGTTACAGACCAAATAACAGATACTGAAAATTGGTTAACTACTCCCTTATTACATACATTGCCCAATACAGAAGTAAGTGTTACGACAGCTGTGCAATAGCTGTATATTGGTGCTTATGATAAGAATAACAATCAAATAAAATTATATCAATTTTCAGAAGCAATTAGTACAGTAGTAATACCAGAAAATTGTTATTATTTAAGAGCATCGTCTAATAAAACAAATACAGATTTAACTATTAAATATGTAGGATTAAATAATTTTGATGAAACTCAATAGAATAAATTGGAATCATCATCTTTTCAAAACTTTTTAACTTTAGTAGAAGGAGATGAAAAAGGTGTAATAACTAATTCTGTTTAGAATCTTAGTTTAGTATTTCAAAATCCTTTATATTATACTTTAGATAAAGCAGGTAATGTTTTGATAAGTATAGATAGAGATGCATTGTTTAGTCAATTTGAAAATCCTACAGATGATAGATATGTAACTACTGTAGCTAATAGTGTACAAGATATATTAAGCTCAAAGAACTTTAAAGAAGGTTTAAGTATCAATGGTATAGAAATCGTAGAAAGAAATGGATTTCTATACATTAAAGGTAATCTTGCTACTACTGGTGGTATCACAGCATATACAGATGATCCTGATGATCCAGGAAGTGGTGGTGGACTACCGGGAGGAGGAGCTATCGGAGATATCGTTATTACTGGTTCTGGTAATGCATTAGTTGATGCTTCTTTAAGTGAGGATCATTCTGTTATTACATTTACAAAAGGTTGGCTAGTTGATGCTGAATCAGATCAAAGTATTACAGGTATAAAAGATTTTATAAACGGTCTAAAATTAAGTGGGCAACTAATTAAAATTGTAGACGGAGTATTATTCTTAGATTGTAGCATTGCAGCAACTGGTGGTATCACTGCTTATGCAACTATGCCTGGTGAAGGAAGTTCGTCTATAATGGATCAATTAGTTGTAGATACTGAATACTTTATAATTACTGAAGAAGGAGTATTAACAATTGTTCCAGGAAGTGTAGGTGGTATAAGTAATATATATGTAACTGGAAATGGTAATGCGCTAACTACAGCTACTTTATCTGAAGATGGTAAAACTATATCTTTTACAAAAGATAAGACTTTTGCTGACGATACTGAAATAAAACGAATTATTTCCGAATTTAAAAATGAAGTAAATGAACAATTAAAACGTTTTGTAACATTAGATACAGAGCAAGAGATAACTGCAATAAAACATTTCATCGAAGGTGTTACTATAGGGTCTAATAAACACAAATTCTATGAAAAAGATGGAGTATTGTGGTTAGAAGGTGATATTGCAATTACTGGTGGTATAACAACATATGCTACAGAAAACGTAGATGTGTCTACTATTATGGATGGTGTGGTTGTTGACGAAATAACTATCACAAAAGGAGATGATAATGTACTTCGTGTTAAAGACGTTGGTGCAGGAAGTTCTTTTGATGAAAATGCTATGTGGTCAGCACTTGCAGCATCTTCAGATAAACAAATTAGTAAATCACATCTTACTACAGCTCTAACTGGTTATGCAACAGAAACATGGGTATCTCAAAATTATGCTACTTTGTCTGCTTTAAAATCCGTATCAACTAAATTAAATGATTTCTTGGAAGGTTCTGATACAGATACTATAATTAATAAATGGAAAGAACTTGAAGCTTTTCTATCAGGTATGGCTGAAACAGATAATCTTGCAGAAATACTTGAAACAAAAGTTGATAAAAGTTATGTAGACAGCACATTTGTAACCATAGCAACAGAGCAGGATATAACCGCTATTAAACA